CTACGGCAGTGCAGCCGACGAGGTTGCTGCGGAATTTTGGGTGGACGATCGCAAATTCCGCCAGAAAGAGGTAGATGCAGCTCTCGGTTCCGCACGTCGCAGTGGCAAGAACAGAGTATGGGCTGAGAGTTTCACCGATGGCTGGCCTGAACTGGCAAAGGATGACTGGAGCTTTGAGAAGCTAAAGCCCATAGCCGACCGCTACTTCCATGCAGGCATCAATGCAAGCATCCTTCATGTCATGATTTCGCAGCCAGGCGACGACCGCAAACCTGCTGTGCGCCCTTGGTTCGGCACCTACTTCGACCGTCGCAGCCAGCATGCATCCGACCTGAAGCCACTTGTTACCTATCTTCGCCGCTGCAACTTCATGCTGCAGTTGGGCAAGCCGTTGGATGGTGCTAACGACCGTCGCATCTTATCCGATGGTACCGTCATCTGCTTTACTGATGATTCTCTGTTTGAGGTCACCTTCCCCGACGGACATCAGGTGTTGTGGAATCCGATGCAAGGGATTACGACAACAGGGATGGAATAGAATGTAAACAGTTGAAGATTTTTTATGCCAGATGTTTTCCCTTCAAAGTTGAAAAATACTCCATTGTTGTAAACGTGTTGGAGATAATAGTATACATACATAAAAAACGGCATTCCTCGTTTGAGGGATGCCGTTGCCATTTGTTTCGGGGTTACAGCAATGGAGTGCCGCCAATTGTCGAAAGCAGTGCTGTGAGCGTGGTGAGCAGGACGTTGATGACTACCGACCACTTGTTTTTTGATTCCTTGGACATGATTAAAGGGTTTTTAAAGGGTTATAAAAGGGGTTTAAAAGGGTTATAAAAGGGGAGTAAAAGGGGAGAAAAAGGGTCCTCGCAGCGAACAGAACGATTGATAATCGTTCAGCGAGAAGACGAGCTTCAGCGAGGGGCAAGGTGAAAGGGACGATACGTCCGGCGGTCGTGGTGTAGAGACGCGACGTGTCGCGTCTCGTGGAAAAAAATGGTTCTTGCAGCAATCAGAACTATTGATAATCGTTCAACGAGGGGCAGATTGCTGTTTTCTCGCATTAGGAATCTCTCGCAGAGTGTAAAGAAGTGGAATGGAGCAACTCTTATTTCTCAACTCTTCGGTGGGGGATTCTCCCTCCCTCGGGTCCTCGCAGCAATCAGAACTATTAATAATCGTTCAGCGAGGGGCAAGGTGAAAGGGACTCAACTCTTAATTCTTATTTCTTATTTCTTATTTCTTATTTCTTCACTCTCACAGGGGTCATGCCACCTTAATGGCTGCCACCGATGGTGACGGTGCCGTCTTCAGCGATGCGGCTTGCGATGTAGCCGAAGAACGAGCCGATCTTGTGCTGAGCCTTGTAGGCCGCAAGCGCCTTCTGGTAGATCTCGGTGCCCTTCGGATGCTCGGAGGTCGGGCCGTTGGTCGCGAGCCATTGCGAGGTGTTCTGCGTGCGCTGTGTGAACTTGTTGCGTGCCTCAATCTGAGCTGGAGTCGGGTCGGGCAGAGGTGCCGAACTGATCTTTGCGGTGTGGACCTGTCCCGTCTGGCGGTTGGTCACGAAGTAGGTGTCGCTGTTCTGTCCGATTTTGCCCGACATGCCTGCGACGAGGCTGATTGGAGTGATTTTTGCCATAGTGCTTGTTTTAGTGGTTCGTAAATTTTGTTCCAAATGCGTTTCGTCCATAGTCGCCTCATAATACCCTTATAATAGGCCGGCAGGCATTGGTGTGGCGCGTCTTTCTGAATCGCGGCGCAAAGATACCACCGCCACTTTGCGGTTTTCACAGGTGCAGAAAAAAATATTCGTAAATAAAGAAGTAGCCAATTCCGGACAAAGTCAACAGCTTCAGGAAAGGACATACCACATTGGAACAACAAACTCTGGATTTAGTTGAACAGGCCAGGCAAGGCTGAACTCAACAGGTTTTGGAGTTAAGAGATAATCATTCAACTCATGTCGGAGTTAATCCCCAAAGCATTCAACTAAGGCTGGAGTTAACGTCTAATCCATTCAACTTTTTTTGGAGGAGGACACAGACATTTTCGATTTTCTTTCGCTACGTTGCTACAGTGCTACAGTTGAAGATATGATGTTTTTTCTTTCAAAATATTTTTTATATTATATATATATTTATATATAATATAAATTTCTTTTTGTTAGTGGACTGACTTCTTTGGGAACTGTAGCACTGTAGCAATGTAGCGGAAGCCTGTTTGATTATGTAAGTTGCTCTGAATTAATTATGGAAAATTCTAAAAATCAGGAATTAGAGAATTCCTAATTTGTTGAGAATTTGAGACCTGTTTCAATTTTTTTATGAAGTTCCATTATTGTGTCGTCAGAATTTCTTTATACTGTCATTTCACTCTTGGGCGCAGATTTCGGCTTTTTGTTCAGTCTCAATGCCGCATTGCTCCTTCACGAAATATGCATCACAACCTCTGAAAATGTAGTTAAATATTTGAACGGCTACTTAATTGAAATCTATGATCTATATCCCCCGTCTGGAATCACACTGGCGGGGGGGCGTTATAGGCCTTTCACTTTCATTTTTCAACTTTCGTGCCTTGTTTCAAGACCCCATTCCAAGGTCTTATTTTGCCATTTTCGCTTTGCTTTTTGTTTGTTTTCGGCGCAGATATAGATAGATCGATAGATAGATGCGCGCGGAGATGCGCGGATTTTTGTAAAATTGTGGGGAAATGTTTCTTTGAATAGTATTCAAAGAGCATTGCTGAAATAATGCTTTGTATCATAAGAAAAACAACATAATCACCACGTGAGAGCGAAAGAATATATCTATATCCATTTTCACGAACTACACCACGCAGACATTGACAAGCAAATCATCGAGGACTTGCTTCCCTTGCGAAAAAGCAAGGAAGCAACGGTTGAGTATATGAACAATCGTCTCTCTGCCGATATCCGATATAGGCAGTATCTCTTGCAAAAAGACCTTTATGCACAGGGAAATGCAATGCAAATCACAGAACCCACTTATAACGATATTGAGGGGGAACTTTCAAAGGACATTGCGTCAGAAGTGCGCGAAGAACTTTTTCAAACAATACGTGGGGATGAATCTTTTGGCTATTTGTATTACATATTGGGCACAGAACAGAATCTTCTTCACAATAGCGAGCCTATAGATTGTATTCCGAATACTAACCGCATTCTTCATCATATCAGTCAGAATCGGGATGATTATCCGAAGCATAATCTGGATGATTTCATCAATGAAGATTTGAACTATGAGCAATATTGCAAATTGCAAGACGGACATTTCTTGCAGGATGATGATAAGTCGTATTTGGATTATTTCAATCGTGTATATGCCATTTATGACGAGTTGCGCCTTCTAAAACAAAACATTACAGAGGTGCGGAAATACCTTAGGGGACAACAGTTCGTCGATGATAATGAAAAGTATTTGACTCTTGCATATATCATAACCCTTATAGATGCCAATCAAGAAGAAGATAAATGCTTGGAACGCTGCAAGTTGGAGTTGCAGAGGATTATAGCCCCCCTTGTGTCCAGAGTCGAAAATCTCGATAGTGCAACATCTCATCAAAGTCCTGTCTATCTGAACAAGAAGAAAGGTATGAAGATAGACATGATACGAGTATTCAATGTCTTGTATGAACTCGGATGTTTTACAGGTGCTAATGGAGAACCTTTAGCCAAAAAGGACTTCATGAATGCAATGGGAAAGGCCATCAATGTAGATCTGTCAAACTACGATAATGATTTGTCTCGTGCGCTTTCCGACAATACCAAACTCGAGAAGCATTTAAGCATCTTCAACGATATGCATCAGAAGATGACAGACATTTTCAACTTACATTAAACGTTAAGCAATGGGATTGAAATTTATAGATTTGTTCGCTGGATTAGGTGGATTCCATTTGGCGTTGACAAAACTTGGTTGTAAGTGTGTGTTTGCTTCTGAGTTGAGAGAAGATTTGCGAAAACTCTATGTTGTTAATTTCCCCGAGATGAAGGGGAAGACAGAGACAGGTATCAACAGGGTGGAGGGCGATATTACAGCGGTTCGTCCCGAAGACATTCCTGCACATGACATCCTCTGTGCAGGTTTCCCATGCCAGCCGTTCAGTTAGGCAGGCAAGCGACAAGGGTTCAAGGATGAATCTCGTGGCAATTTGTTCTATAACATAACGGCGATATTGAAATATCATCAACCGCGATATGTCATCCTTGAAAATGTTTCAAACCTAAAAGGTCACGACAATGGCAATACTTGGAAAACCATCAAGAATGAACTCGAGAATCTGGAATATGAGGTGGTGGATGCAATTATATCACCCCATGAGTTTGGCATTCCGCAGCACCGTCGCCGAATCTACATAGTTTGTGAACATCAAAAGTACGGTCATCTTGAAGGTTTTGCTTTCCCACATGAAGATAATCCGAAGGAATGCAACATCAGTGACATCATAGATTATGATGAGACAAATTATCAGCATCTAAAAGATGATACCCGGATGCAGTTGGATGTTTGGCGAGAGTTCCTGAAACTCTGCAGGAAGAATAAGGTAGCCGTGCCATCATTCCCTATTTGGGCGATGGAGTTTGGCGCAACATACGACTATGAGGAACAGACCCCTTTCAGTATGTCTCTGGCTGAGTTGAAACGCCAACGAGGAACGTTGGGTAGGCCTATCGAAGGCACAACCCGAAAGGAATGTTTGGCTTGCTTGCCATCGTACTCACGGGTAGATGCAGAGGCTTTCCCTGATTGGAAAATTAAATACATAAAGCAGAACCGTTGTTTTTATTTGGAGAACAAGTCTTGGTTAGATCCTTGGCGCGAAAAGATAAGGGATTTCTGCCCCAGCCACCAGAAAATGGAGTGGAATTGTGGTGATGCTGAACCCGTTTTGGATGATAAGATTATCCAATTCCGAGCTTCTGGCATACGCATTAAGATGCCGACATTTTCGCCTGCTTTGAATTTGGTGGGTACGCAAGTTCCGATTATGGGCGGGAAAACCAAACGTCTCATTTAAACAAAGAGGAAAGAATGAATTAAATATATGGAAATAAGTTAGTTAAATAGAGAAAAGTGGAAAGAAAGGCACAAAACGAAACGTCGCAAAAGTGGGAGAAAGTGGGGATTTTATGGTGATTTCTCCCAAGAAATGGAGGGACAAAGTGGGATGTGATGGTGATCGGGTTGGGAGGCCAGTTGGAACGGGGGACGGAAAAGGTGGAAGGACGGCCTGAATGGGGCTGAAAAAGCAACAGATGGAAAGAGAACAAGCAAGGGGGCAAAAGCCCCTTTTTTTGTGCCCAAATGTGGCCGTGGCGCGCTTGTGGCGACGATTTGGAAGAACACCCACCAAGGTCAAGAACGGCCGAAAAACGGGGCTTGCTGGGGCATTGTGGCCAATGCTTCAAACACCCTTTGAATGGCGGTGAAATGGCCTTAAAATGGCGGTTATGGTGGCAAAAAAAGGAGCAGCGCAAGAGAATGGATGGACAAAAACGCGACGTTTCGTTTTGGGGCAAAAATGCATCGGATGGCTATTGGGTGGACAAATTGGATGGACAAAAAATGGTCATTTTCGCGGCGAAAAGCCCCCACTTTGTACATTTTTTTGCCTTTAAAAGGCCGTTTTTGGCACTTTCGACCCCCACTTTGACCCCCACTTTGTACATAAAAAAGGCCGTTTAAATGAACATTAAACGGCTGTGAATCACTGATTTGAATGGCAAAAGGCGAAATTTTGGGTGTGTGGGGGTTGCGACGTTTCGTTTTGGGCTGCGGCGGGGGTGGGTAGGGGTGCGACGCTATGGCTGCGCTGCCAAGCGACGCTCCAGCTCGTCGATGCGAGCCTTGAGACGGCCAATTTCTTCAGCCTGCATTGCAATTCGGTCCAGAAAAACGGATGTGTCGCTTTTCCTCTCATTGTCACCTGTAGTTTCTTTTTCGCAACCCTCTTTTCGCAACATTTCCCCTTCTCCAGTGAGTAGCCAATCGGCTGAAATGTATTCGCATTTTGCATAAACGACATCAATATCGAATGTGTTCCTGCTTATCCACGTGTTAATCGCTTGCGGAGATACACCAAGCATCCTCGCAAACTCTGATTTATTACCGCCTGAATAGTGGTCAATTAGGCTTAAAATGCGGTCTTTTTTTGTCATCATTTGAGAAAAATTAAACAAAACGAGTAGGTTTTTCAACAAAACATTTGGCTTGTTTATGCAAAATGTTTATGTTTGCACCGTCGTTTCAAGTTTGAACGGCGCGGCAAATATAGTAAAAAAACGAGAAAGCATGAACAAGAGGATAGTGACGAAGTACGGCGACTCGACGCGCATCGCGCGGGCCATGAACTGCACCCTCGCGATGGTGAGCAAGGCCCTCACCTACAAGAAGGACACGCCGCTTGCGCGGCGCATCCGCCATGTGGCGAAGACGCAGTACGGAGCCGTCGAGGTGGAGATGTAATGACAACACAAGGTTAATACTTAAACTTAAAAAAACATGAACAACTATTTTGAAGTCGGAGTCCGCTACTGTAAAATAATGGAGGACGGGACAGATCGTAATGTAACAGAACAGTATCTGTTGGATGCAGTGTCGTTCACGGAAGCGGAGGCACGCATCACAAAATTATTGGCGCCCTACATCAGCAGGGAGTACCAAGTGGTCACGGAGAAAATTGCGAAAGTCGAACAGATCGTCGCTACACACGGTTACGGAGACAGATTCTTCAAGCTGAAGTACAACATCATCACCCTCGATGAGAAAAGCGGCAGGGTGAAGAGACATCCGAAGTATATCATCATCGAGGCGGAGAGTGTGGACGAAGCCCGCGACCGCTATCAGGACTATATCAAGGGATGGATGGCCGACACAGAGCTGGTATCCGTGAACGAGACAAAATATGTGGATTATTTCCCCTGGCCTTGACTAATGAAACAGAAACGCTATTCATACAAGTGCCTCAAGACAGGTGAGGACATCGGAGCCGGCTGGTGCTGTTTCGTATGTCGCCAGTTCAAGCGGGCAACGACCATCGGCAAGAAATGCGAATACGAAGAGGTGTCGCATGAATATTATATTGAAGTCTAACCGATAACCCATAATCTATAAACCAAACCACCATGTACCAAGGAAATGCAGCATACGCACTGACTGCCGAACAGCTGGCCGACGTGATGTCATACGACACGCTGGCCAAGCTGTGCCAGCGCAACCGAGCCATCCGCGTGCAGCGCGGGGGTCGCGGGCAGGTGGCGCTCTATGACGTGACGGCGTTGCCGGAGCGGTGGCGGCTGGAGGTCTATGAGCGGTTCCCGCAGACGAAGCCGTGCACGACGCCCGTGCCGCTGATGGACGGTGTGCAGCCATCGGCCGACGCGCTGATCTGGTTCCAGCAGTTCACCATGCCATCGGGCAAGCACCTGACGGGCGAGATGATTGCCGAGCTGGCCAACAACGCCGCCATCCTGGAGCAATGCACCCGCGTGATTGAAGAGGTGACGGCCGTGCGCGCCCGCAGCGGCAAGCGGACGTCGAAGAAAGAGCTGTGGCGCATGATGGCCTCGTCGCTCGAATATCTTGCCGAGCGCGGCTGGAAGAACTCTCTGCCCCAGAGCGGCGACCGCCTGCAAAAGAAGTGGAAGGAATACCGCACCGAGGGACCCGCCGCCCTGTTGAGCGGCAAGCTGGGCAACCAGAGCGCAAGCGTCATCCTGCCCGGCAGCCCGCAAGAGAGCCTCTTGATCAAGTTCGGCGCCGATGGCCGCAACCTTCAGGACACGCAGGTGTGCAGCGCCTACAACGACGTGGCCAAGCAGCTCGGCTGGAAGACCATCAGCCCCGGCACGGTGGCCAACTGGAGGCAGCGCAACAACATGATCACCGAGGTTGGCCGACACGGCAAGAGCTACATGGCCAACACGAAGCTCATGCAGGTGAAGCGCAGCCGACCCACCGAGCCGCTCATGCTGTGGAGTGCCGACGGTTGGGACGTGGAGCTCTTCTACAAGAAGCGCGTGAACGGCACCATGACCTACTCGAACCGCCTGACCGTCGTGGTCATCCTGGACGCCTACTGCAACTACCCCATCGGCTACGCCATCGACCGCCACGAGAACAGCAACGTGATCCGCGAGGCATTGGCCGACGCCATGCGCCACACCCGCGAACTGTACGGCACGATGCTGATGGTCGATGAATACCAAAGCGACCACTACGCCATGAAGGCGCTGAAACCCTACTACGCGATGGTTGCCGACAAAGTCATCCCCGCCAAGGTGGGCAACGCCAAGTCGAAGCCCGTGGAACGCTACTTCCTGCACCTCAACAACGACATCTGCCACGCCCTGCCCAACTGGAGCGGCTACGGCATCACCAGTCGCAAGGCAAGCCAACCGAACCTCGACCAGCTGGAGATGATCAAGAAGGACTTTCCCGACGAGGCAGGCTGCATCGCACAGATTGAGGCCATCATTAACGCCGAACGTGCCGCCAAGCGCGCCATGATGTTGGCCAAGGGGACACCCAAGCGCCGCACGATGGACCCAGAGCTGTTCCTGCTCAACTTCGGCCAGACGACGGGCCACAAGAACAGCATCGAGGGCTGCGGCCTGCGCGTCACCATCGGCCGCGAACTGAGGAACTACGACTCGTTCGACCCCACTTGGCGCGAACACGACGACGTGCGCTGGACGGTACACTACGACCCCGCCGACCTCAGCCACGTGCTTGTGACCAACGACGACGCCTCGCTGCGCTACGTGCTTGAGGAAAAGTACGTGCAGCCGATGGCACTTGCCGACCGCAAGCCTGGCGACGCCGAACAGCTGGAGCGCGTGCGTGACTTCAACCGCAAGCTGGTGGCCGATGCCGAAGCCCGCAAGTTCGAGCATCTTGAGGTGGCCGACAACCTGCTGCTGGGTGCGGGCATCGACCCGAAGCTCTCGCAGATCGTCCTCACCGACGGACGCGGCCAGCACAAGGACAGACGCAATGCGCTGCGCGCAGCCGCAGAGAGTGAAGAGAAGCCCGAAGACGGCACAGAGACACTGTTTGACATCTATTAACCCATTAAACCATAATTAAACACTATGAGAAAGCTGGAAAAACAGAGCATTGTGGAGCACCTGATGGAGTTCTGCGAGCAAAAAGGTAGCCAAGCCAAGGCCGCCGCCACACTGAAAGTGAGTGCCGCCATCGTCAGCCAGATGATCAACGGCAACTGGGAACTGATACGCGACGAGATGTGGCGCACCGTGAGTGCCGGCATCGGTATGCAGGGCGGCAACTGGGCAACCGTCGAGACCGCCGGCTACCGCCGCATGACCGCCGTGTTGGCCGACGCACAGCAGCACAGCCTCGTGATGGCCGTCGTGGGCGACGCGGGGTGCGGCAAGACACAGGCCATCAGTCAATTCGTGAAGACGCACCGCAACGCCTACCACCTGCAATGCGCCGAATACTGGAACAAAAAGAACTTCCTTCAGAACCTGTACCAACAGATGGGAATGCGCGACACCTACGGCACCGTCTATGAGCTCATCGAGGACATCGTGCGCGAGCTGGAGCGGCAGGACAGCCCCATCATCATCGTCGATGAGGCCGACAAGCTGAGCGACGGCGTGCTCTACTTCTTCATCACCTTCTACAACCGGCTGGAAGACCATTGCGGCATCGTGCTCACCGCCACCGGTTACCTGAAGAAGCGCATCATCGCCGGCGAGAGGAACGAGCGCAAGGGCTTTGCCGAGATACACAGCCGCGTGGGGCGCAACTTCATCGCCATGCCACAGACAACGGCCGACGATGTGGCAGCCATCTGCGAGGCCAACGGCGTGACCGACCTGCACACCATCAACGAGATCTCGAAACGCTGCGACTTCGACCTGCGCCGCGTCAAGCGGTTGGTACATGCAGCCAAGGCCAGTGCCAAGGACAATTGAAAGTTGAAAAATGAAAGTCCTTAGCAACGGCCAACTGCTGGCCAAGAAGTACCAGACCGCCGACTTCACGGGCGCGTGGCTCGCCTCGTTCGGCAAGCCGGAACTGCGCGGCACATGGTTCGTGTGGGGCGGCTCAGGACAGGGCAAGACCTCTTTTCTCTTGCAGCTGGCGCACTACCTCGTCGTCGAACACGACCTGCGCGTGGCCTACGTGAGCCTCGAACAGGGCGACTGCAAGTCCTTCCAATGCCAGTGGGCGCGCGCCGCGATGGCCGATTGCGGCAACCGCGTGCAACTATGGATAGACTTCAGCGTGGCCGACCTGCGCGAGAGGCTGAATAACCGCCGCGCCCCGCATGTGGTCATCATCGACAGCATCAACTACATGGCCACGCTCTCGCTCAAGGGAATGAGCGCCCTGCTGCGCGACTACCCCCGCACGCTCTTCATCCTGAACGGACACGCCAAGGGCGAGGAACCGAAAGGCGAGATCGGCACGGTGATGCGCTTTCACGCCGACGTGAAAATCCGCGTCGAGGGCTACAAGGCTTTTTTCTCCAGCCGCTTCGCCGGCGAGGGTCACGGCAACGAGCCGTACACCATCTGGGCAGAGGGAGCCAACATCTACTGGAGCGGAAAGACAATTGATAATTGAAAATTCGCGTAGCACGGTAGCTCTTATTTCTTAATCCTTAATTCATAACTCATAGAATATGTTAGAACCATTGATTTCGATAAACATCAAAAGTCCCGAATATGTGCGGCGCAAGCCCGACGGGACGGTGGAACACGAGAAGATAGAACTGCACGGCTTTTCGTGCCCGGTGTGCCACGGTAGCGGATGGACGTTTGAGGGCGACAGCCACGGCGAACTGTTCAAACGCCAATGCGAGTGCTGTATGGGCTTCGGCCTGTTGAAGGCACGGGTTTCGGTCGAATGGCTGCCCGACGAGAGAGCCAAGCAAATTGAAAACTGAAAGTTGAAAATTGAAAGTTGAAAATTATGCACATGACACGAGAAGACATACAGGCCGCCATGAAGGCCGTAGTCCAGGCACACCGCGCCATCGACGATGCAGGGCTTTACCTGCGCGCCACCCGGTTGGAGCCACAGTGGCAAGCCCTTTGGAGCGCAATGGACGCGCTACAGGCCGAACTCATCGCCGAAAAGGTGCGGATGGGCATCGACGGGGCGAAACTGCCACGCAGGCCGAGACCAATTGACAATTGATAATTGATAATTGAAAGTCCGCGCCCGCACGGAACTCTTATTTCTTAATTCTTAATTCATAACTTGCAAGCAATATGGCAACGCAAATCGACAAAACCGAGAAGCACCTGCGCCTCCAGCTACACGCCATCACGGCACGTCTGAAGATGAGCGACGAGGAATATCGCGCAATGCTCTACGACACCTACAAGGTGGAGAGCAGCACCAGTCTGAACGCACACCAGCTCATCGACCTCATCCACACGCTGCAACAGCACCTGCCGCAGGACACCGAGCTGGAGAAGGCACGCCGCCGAGCCTGTGCAGCCGTCGCCGCATGGTTCCGCGCCACGGGCTACAAGCCCGCCGACACGACATCGGCCATCCGCGCGACCATCTGCCAAGCCGCACAGGTCGATAACTTCCACCGCATCGGCCGCGAAAAGCTCACCGCCATCGCATGTGGCTTCAGCCGCAAGGCCAAGACCTACACCAACACGATGGAGATGGCTCCGGTGGTCGAGATGAACAGAACCCCAATTAAACAACAATTAAACACCCTTTAAACAATGGAACAGAACCAACAACTATCGGCCGAAGAGATGGCCGAGTTCCGCGCCTTCCAAGAGGCCAAGCGGAAACAGGAACTGGCAGCGCGCCGCAAGGAGAACCGCGAGGCATACGCCGCCATCGTAGATGAACAGGTAGAGGCCGCCATCGTGCAGCTCCAGAACCTCAGCCACATGATTGCGCAGGTCAAGCAGACCGTGTTCGACAGCTTCCGCGATGTATTGGCCATGAAAGCCGACGTCATGTCGCTCACACAGCAAGGACAGCACTCGCACACCTTCACCACCAGCGACGGCACGATGCGTCTCACCCTCGGTGCCAACACCATCGATGCCTACCGCGACACTGTGGAAGACGGCATCGCAATGGTGCGAGAGTACATCGAGAGCCTCGCCAAAGACGACAACTCGCGCGCACTGGTCAATGCGGTGCTCCGCCTTTTGAGCCGCGACCAGAAGGGCACCCTCAAGGCAAGCCGCGTGCTTCAGCTGCGCAAGATGGCCGAAGAGACCGGCAACGACCGCTTCCTTGAGGGTGTGCGCATCATCGAGGAAAGCTATCAGCCCGCCGAGACGAAACAGTACATCCGCGCCGAGGTGAAGAACGACATCGGCGGATGGACTTACATTCCGCTCAGCGTCACCGACGCATAAGACCACATAGATCTTTTTCATTTTACTGAAAACTGTCAGGCGCACGGCCCTCTGCGAAGAACGCCCACGCCGACCCTCCAGCGGGAGGGTTTTCATGGAGAGTTTACGGTTAAGGGTTAAAGGTTAAGGAATGCTCTGAAGATTTAGCAGACACAACAACTCTTATTTCTTAATTCATATTTCTTAACTCGCCGCCCCGCGTTTGGTTCGACTCCCGCGCTCTCCGCAACATTGCTTTCATAGTGAAAAATTAGGTAAAACATCACAGGGCGCGGACAGTCCGCGACGGATAGCCGCCCCGCACTTTTTTTTCAGAAAGGTTGGATAAATAAATCAGTGTGTTTCATCACGAAAGCATGGAATAGGATTAGTTGTTATCGTTTTGATTTTAATTTGTATTTTTCAGACGGGTTGCCTGTGAAGGTAGCCCGTTTTTTCGTATCTTTGCAGCATGGAAAGAGAAAAAAAAACATACCGTTCGACGCGCGACAGGGCACGGCTCATCCAGCAGCTCACCGCCGCCTACTACGAGCCGGGCAACCTGCGCCGCTGCTACCGTGCCATCTGGCAACGCTACATCTACCCTGTCTATCCGATGTGCTACAACACCTACCTGCACTATTTGGGCATCGACCCCGCGCCGGAACCGCGCCCGGAGGAAGACCCTCGGCAGCTCACGCTGCAATTTTGAGTAGAGAGTAAAGGGTAGAGAGTAAAGAAACGCCGCCGCTGTATCATCACGATGCAGCGGCGGCTCTGTGTATATGGAAAGAAACTGAGAAATAAGAATTAAGAAATAAGAGTTGCCGTGCGGACGCGGCTATTTAATATTTATCATTTAATATTTTGCGCGACCACACCGAGGCCGATGGCGTCGGTCGTGGCCGTTGACTTGCGTCCGGCACTGTCGTCCACGGCGAGGGTCACGTAGCGCTCGACGCTCTCGATCAGTTCGGCGTGGTTGTGGTCGGTCTGGCACTCGGTGAGCTGAAGGGTGGTGAACGTCGTGCCCGTCAGCGTGGCCAAGGCAGCATGAACCGCATCGAGCAGGTCGAAGTGGGCAAGGGCGGCGTTGGCGTTGGTGTCCGATGCTCCGGCTGGTGCAATGGCCGCGCGTGTGATGATGTGGAGCCGCACCGCGACGTCGGCCTCGCAGACGTGCCGCCCGCGCTGACGCACTTGGTAGGGCTCAAACTCTACGAACAGGGCGGGCAATGGCCACGCCGTGCCGCCCGTGATGGCGGCGATGTGCTCGTTCCAGAGGTCAACGTGCTGGATGGCCGGCACTTGTGCCGCAATGCGTGCGGCAATGGCAGTGAAAAGGGATTTTCGCATTTTTAAAGGGCTTTTAAGGGGAGTGAAAGGGAAGTGAAAAAGAAGTGAAAGGGACGTTTGCTCTGGCTGTCAATTTTCAATTATCAATTGCGTATTTTGAGCGCCGCGAAAAATACAGCTATGGCGAGCAGTACGAGGTCGAACCAACTGAACCACGGAGTGCGGGTACGGGTGTCGGAACTGCGCTCTGTGTGGGCGGTCTGGTCGATGGCCGACGTGTCGCGGCGGGCGGCTTGCAGGCTGTCGCGCTGGGCACGCAGGGCGGCGAGTTCGAGGCGGTCGGCAGCCAACTGCCCCTCCATATCGGTGATGCGCTGGCTGAGCTGTCCGGTGGCGGGGTCAAAATCTTCGGTGACGCGCAGCCGCACGTGGTGGTCGATGGTGGTGTGTATGTTGTCGGTCGTCTCAAGGACGTGCGAGACGTGGGTGGTGTCGGCCAATACGGCATGATGCGCACGGGTGGCCACGTCGGTCACGCCCACAGTGTGGCGCTGCACGCTGCATGAGGCGAACAGCAAGGCCATGAGCAGGAACCCGACCACTGCACCGACCGCATCGGCCGCAACATCGGTCCAGGAGAAGAAGGTGCGCTTCACGTAACGATCGCAAAGTTCTTTGCCCATGCCGAGGCCGACAATGGCGATGATGGCGGCGTAGAGCGGCGGCATGACGAGGCCGAGGGCGAGCGTTGCCATGAGGCAACAGGCGAAGTGATAGAGTTTGTCCATTGGGGGAGGAAGTTATGAAATAAGAAATAAGAATTAAGAGTTAAAACCACGTCAAGGCTCGATGGCGCGGCGCATTGCCTTTTCGATGGCGGCGCGCACGATGTCGTCCACCTCCTTGCTGCGGCCGATGAACTGACGCTGGGGGATGACGGTGTGGTGGCCGCGTCCGGCTGTGGTCGTGCCTTCGTTGTGGGCGGCACTGTAGGGCAGGTCGCTGTAGATGCGCACCGAACCGTCGCGCACCTCCTTGCGGATGGAGCGGCCAAGGTTGCCCGTGCGGCCGGTGAGTATCTTGCGGCGCGCGTCGGCGAGATGCTCCTTGCCCTTGGTCGGGTTGGTGCGACGCTTCACGTCTTGCCACTTCTTGCCGAAGAAGGCCTCGTCCTGGAAGTTCTGCTTGAACGCCTTGACCAGCTCGTTGCCGATGATGAGCGGCGCGTCGTGCATGACGGCACGCTCAATCTTGACGCCCAGCTGTGCGAAGTATTTGTCGGGGTTGCGGATGGTGGACATAGTGAGTTATGAGTTAAGAATTAAGAAATAAGAGTTGTTGGAGGACTTATAACCATCCGTCTTTCCATTCCCGCCAAATGGTGTAAGCGAGGAAAGCGGTTGCTGCTCGTACAGGGGGCAATCCTCGCAATACTGTTCGTGCGGCATCACACACCAAAACGCGCTGCCCATATAGCTGAGCTGCCGTTTAATTTCCATAGACTCAGGACAGGATAGCCCGCATTTTGTTTTCTTTTCCATATATTTTGTATTTGAAACCTTTCCAGTTCTTTCCAATTCTTTCAACATTAGAAAGCTTTTGAAAATAAGAGTTATATTTGCACGCAAAAACGCGAAATATGGATAAACACGAATTAGACATCATTGCAATGGACAGCCTCTTGAACATGTTCGAGGAAAGCAAATCCATCCCTTACGACTCATTCCGCCGCAGTGACAGGAGGGGATTGATAGCCAACGAGGATGAAATGCTCTCCGCCCTTGTGGAAGAGGGCTATCTTAAACAGACGCCACACGGCTATCAGATAACTGGCAAAGGAATAATCTTTCAGCATAAAGGTGGCTTTACTGAGCGAGCCCGCAGGGAACGGCGCGACCTCTTCCTTGCCTGGACAGCCGCCGTGTGCAGTTTCGTCGCTGCCATTGCGAGTCTCTTCACGTTCTGCGATTAGCAGGGTGTGCAATATCAAGCATGTGCAATGGCGCGCCCATTGTTGCTTGACGTTTTTCTCTTCTTTTGTCATATTCTTTTGGTTATTAAGAATTATTGAACTATCTTTGCAGCGTGAAATATGGCAACATGTTTCACCTTTTAGAAGCCACGCTGAGGTAATCCGCTATTTACCCGGTGGCTTCTTTTTTTGTTTTTTTTTGCCATTTTATTTGGTTGTTAGAGAATATAGCTTGTATCTTTGCGGAGTGATACCCAAAAAGGCGCGACAACTTCAAGCCGTGGATCACAAGAAGCCACGCTGAGGTAATACGCTATTTATCCGGTGGCTTCTTTTTTTTTGCCATTTTATTTGGTTGTTAGAGAATAAGTTTGCATCTTTGCGGTATCTAAAGGACGTGTTTCCATTAGCCGAGGGTCCGTATGTGGATCGTGCTATTGAGAAGCTCGTCTTTTTTCTATATCATAGACATAAAGAGTGCCGTTTTCATGTTCGGCGACAATAACACAATAGTGCTGCTCCCATGCCTTAATTCTTATATAGTGGAATTTGGAGAAATGCGATTTCAGTTTCAACCTCTTTGCATTGGTATTGTGGCCTAAATCGACATCCTTTCCCTCAACATAGACAGCCTCCTGAAGATAATCTTCCAAATGCGCATAAACCTGATTGCGATGCCAATAATCCGGATTTCCGAACATTTTATTTGCAATCTCTTTTGTGCCCCAAATGGCGGTGTGGATTGGCCGTGAAGTCCCGTCTATCTCACACTCTCCAACCACTCTATCCGTGTGCGCTCTGATAAGTGCCTTCTGCTCTATCTTTTGGCAGTCCCTTTCCACTCCTTTCGTCCCCCTCACATAGCTTGCATTCTCGGAGAAGAGCTGCCCCGTCTCGGCGGGGTTGCCCTCCAGTCCGCGTGGCGGTATGTGGTGTGGCACGCCGCTGTTGTCGGTCACGGGGTCGTCGGTCTCCTCGATGTCGCACTTGCAGTTCCACTCCGTGCCTGGCGCGTTCGTCTGCCAGAAGGGGTCAGTCTTGGCCCACACGCGGTCGTAGAACTTGGTGTGCGATGCTCGCGGGTCGGCACTGCGCGACGCTATCCAGCGGAGGTTGGGGAACAGGCGGGCATTGTCGGGCTGCATGAACTCCTCGAACTGCTTGGCGGTGCGGGCGCGTGCGGTGGCGGTGTTGACCTCGGCATCCGTCCATCGGTCGAAGAGGCGCAGCATGGCGCGCAGGGCGTCGGGCTTCTGGTCGTCGGGGATGGTCGGGTCGAGCTGCACGTCGCGCAGGGCCTGCATGACGTAGGCCGACTTGTGGGCGGCGAACCATGAGGCATTGGCGCGCAGACGGTCGGAGAGTCCGCTGCCGTTGTCCTGTGTGAAGGTGACATCGACGGAACGGCGCAGAGCCTTGCCATAGTGCTCGTAGAGTTGCGGGCTTACGGGCAGGTCGGTGTCGGCCAACACGTCGTCGGCGTTGTAGGCGAGTTTAAGGGTGAAGGGTGAGCGGGTGAGTCGCGGGCGCACGTCGCGATAAGTGCGGCAATCGGAGCAGTTGCAGCCGTTGCCGTGCGCCGCTACGCGAAAAAATCGGGGTCGCCGCCTGTGGCGTGCTGCAAGAGGCGCGCCATCATGCCATCGGCGGGCAGCGCTTCCGGCTGCTTGCGTTTGCCCGTGATGGGGATGCCGTACTTCTCGCGGAAATACTGCGGATCCACCTCGTAGTGGGCGAGGACGGTCTGCTCGGTCTGGTTCTGCTGTTCGGGCGTGTAGGCCACGGCGTCATCCCACGCAAAGTGCAGGCCGCGTACAGGGAAACCGTGCTGCTCCATGAAGGGCAGCAGGTGGTCGTTGACATGGCTGGCAAGCATCTGTTTGTCGTCGCGCACCACCTGCTCGAAGACTTCCAGATGGGTGGCCGACTGCGAGAGTGAAGAGCCGTTGTCGATGGTCATGGTCTGATTGAGGATGCCCTTGGACATCTCGCTGTTGCAGCGGTCGATGCGGCGGTCGTAGACATTGAAGGCATCGCCGCGCGCCGACTCCTTGATCTCGATGTCGGTCCCGTCCGGAAAAAGCCCCCAGAAGGCCGCGCCCATCCGTTCGAGGGCGTTGGCAATCTTCTTGCGCTCGTTGTCGTCGGTCGTGGTGGCCTTGGCGATACGCATCGGTGCCCCGAAAATCTCCCCGAACATGTCCCAAAATGCCATCATGTTCTTTTTGCTGATACACTGCGGGGCAATGGCCAACAGCAGGCCGAGGTCGTAGGGCTGACCTGCCTCGATGCACCAAGCCGCAAGGTCGCCCTCGCGGAAGGGGATGCCGCTGTGCCAGTCGTCGCCCTGCATCCTGAGCACGACGCCATATTCCGGACACACGTGCTTGCGCGGCACGAGTTCCACACGCTCGAAGGTCAGGCCGTCGGCTCCCTGCACGACATCGCCGAACTGGATAAGCGAGTGCCCCCAATAGCGGGTATCGAGCACAAGGTGGCAGTATTGCCGGAACCACTCGGCCTGAATGAGTGCCGAGGCGCGTTCGTCCTCCGTGCCGTCGGCCTTGACGAGGCGATAGTCCGTCTTGAAGACCATGCCCTTGCGCTGGCTGATGCAGCCCAACAGGTGGAGGTCAACGAGGCAATCCTGATAGATGTCGTAGAGCATCTGGCGGTTCGGGTTCTCGACCGAGATGGCCGACTGCCAGGCGCGCCGCCATGTGGCCACGTCCTTCTTGGTGAGCGAGTCGGTCTGCCGCGTCAGCTCGGTGATGATGCGGCGCGCTTCGCGCTTCTTGGCAAGTTCCGCGCGCTGTGAAATGCGATTTAAAAGGGAATTAAACATGGTTTAAAGCCAGTTAAGAAATAAGAATTAAGAAATAAGAGTTGCCGTGCGGCCGCAGGTATCCAATTTTCAATTGATCACCACACCACGCCCGCCACGCCATCGGTGGCCTGTCCGAACTGGACGGGATTGTTGGCATCGGTGTCGGTGCCGTCGTCGCTCACGTAGCGCGCCCAGTCGGGTGTGGCGCGGCTTGCCTGCACGTCCTTCAGCCAGCGCACGGCCTCGTCATAGAGCTGGTCGCGGCGGTCGGTGCCCATCTGTTGGGGCAGGCGGTGAACGAGGAACCACAGCGCGACGTTGACGGCCACGTTGACCAGCATCGGGTCGCGGCTGTCGCCCGTCTTGGCGAACTCGGTGTCCATGTCGTAACGGTTGCGGGTATAGCTCGCAATGAGCTGGAGCGCGGCGGCTTCGGCCTGTTGGCGCAGGGTGCTGTCCGATGCGGTGATCTGTTGCAGCTCGTAGGTGTCGCACACGGCGTTGTAGTCGGATGTTGTCAGAAACATAGTGAAGAAATAAAAGACCCTCTCCCCAGCCCTCCCCCGTGATGGGGAGGGGGCATTGGTTTGCTGGAGGGGCATTTTTTAGGGGTTAATATTCGTAGGGTTTACATAGTGCTTACGATAAAGCCCTATGATAGCTGAAGGTGTCCACGGCTCCCTCCCCATTACGGGGGAGGGCTGGGGAGAGGGTCTGGTCTCACCAGCTCACGTCCCTTGCCGTCTTGCGGAGGCCGAAGGTGGGCTCCCAGGCGGAGACGCGGCTGTGACGCTGCAAAAGCCAGATGGCGCCCTCGTCGGCATCGGGAGCGTCGTCGTTGCCGGACATACCCTTCTCAAAGGCCAGCGTCTGGTCGATGCCGGCAATCATGTCGGGGTCGCTCTTCTGCTCGACGTCGTAGAAGACGAAGCCGCGCTCCCATAAGGGGCTGATGGCCTCGACGCGGGCGAATTTGTCGGGCTTCTTGCGGCGGTCGCCCACGATGGGCAGCTGCCAGCCGCGCCGGTTGCCCTCGGCCGTGAAGTCGTCGAGCAGGATGTCCTGCATGAAGCTGGCCTCCATCATGTAGCGGATGGCAATGCCTTTGTCACGGCTCCACTCTTGCAGGTCGTAACACCATCGGACGAGTTCGGCCACCGACGCCTTGCGCACGAAGGCGCGCAGGTGCCACAGCTGGCCGCTCTTGGTCTTGCCCCACAGCTTCGCCGCCTTGGTGTCGTTCTTCTGGCTGCCCTTCCATGATGGGTCGATGTAGAGGATAAGGTCGGTGAACTCCTTCCACGCGGGGCGTTTGTCCCAACGGATCCAATCGGAGCGGAAGACGGTGCCCTCGACGATGGGGTTGTGCATCATCTCCTTATTCCACGCGCGGAAGCCCACGAAGTCGGCATATTCGCGCGCCTCTTCTTTCGTCCATTTCTCCGTCCACACGGGGTTGCCCTCGTGATCGACGGCATAGACGGTCGAGACGTGGACGCCCTTGGTGGCGCAGATGTCGGCCAATACGGAGGTTTTGCTGATAAGGTTGCCCACCATGATGAAGCGGCCGCGTCCAACGTCGAGCGCGCCGAAAAGTGCCTCCTTCACCCAGCTGGTCATCTCATGCACGCGGCGCGGGTTGCGGCACAGTTCGTCGTCGTCGAGGTCGTCGATAACGATGTAGTCGGGACGGCTCTCGCGGTTACGCAGGCCACGCGGCGACTGACCACGGCCACACGCCAGGAAGTGCACGCCCGTCTGCGTGGTGAACTCACCGCCCGTCCAGTCGCCCACGCTCTCCTGCTTGCCAAAGTCGCTGATGATGCGCTTGTTGTATTGCAGCTCGGCCTGAATGTCGCCGAGCAGTCGTTGCGCGCTGTCCTCACTCTTACCCACAATGACCATAAAGTTGATAAGGCGTTGGGGCTGAAACATGAGCCACAGCGGCATGAAAATGTCGAAATGGGTACTCTTGGCGTGTCCGCGCGGCCACTTGAAGACGGCCTTCAGGTTGGGCGTCTCCTTCACCTTGCGGGCGGCGGCGTTGTGGAACGGCGCGTTGTGGATGGTACGGATGACCTGCCCCGTGCTTTTGTCGCGCAGGGTGAGGTAGTGCGGGAAATAGTACTCGCAGAAAGCCGCGTAGTCGCGTAGCAGACGGTCGATGCGCCGGTCACGTTGTGCGGGCAGCTCTTGGATGAACTGTCCGCTGTCGTTGGTGAGCGACTGCACCGTTTGGCAATGCTGTTGCCATTGTTCCCATGCCTGTTTCTTTTCTTGCGCGGTCATAAAGAGTTAAGAAATAAGAATTAAGAAATAAGAGTTGCCGTGCGGTCGCGGGCTGTCAATTATCAATTTTAATTGATCAAAGTTCCGCCGCCGGCGACATCTTCTCGCACAGGAACTTGTTCTGGTATTTGTTGATCGCCTTAACCAGTTCGGGCGTGATTTCGGGATCAAACTGGGCATTGTGCTGCAACCACTTGTTGAAGGCCATGAAGACCTCGATGGCGTCGATGACGTTGGCCTTTTTGTCCAGTTTCTGGATGGTGGCCGAGAACTTGGCCAGCTTGTCGGCCAATCCATCGACGGCCGAGGGGTCGCCGCTCTGCATCACTTGGTCGAGCAGTTTGTCCACGGTGCGCAACAACTTGTTCACCAGCTCCGGGCGGGTGATGTTGTTGGCCGCGCGCTGTTCTGCCCATTTGTTTTGTGCCACCCAGCGGGTGACTGTGTTCTTCGATACGCCGGTGCGCTGCGCAATGCTGTCCTGCGTCTCGCCCTGCATGTAAAGGATGCGGGCAAGCTCCCGCTTTTCGTCCTGTTCCTTTTTAGTCATAAAGTTACGAAATAAGAATTAAGAAATAAGAGTTATGAGGTATGAAATACGGTGCAAATTTGGTGCTGATTTGGAGTTGTTGCAAATTGATTCACAACTCTTTATATTCTATTTGTTTGCGCCGCGCGAACCGACGACCTTTGCAGCGTGATTCAGTCGCAACTCTTATTTCTTCACTCATATTTCATAACTCAGAATGAAAGACGCCATCATCTCAACCTCAAAGGTCAACTGCTACGGCTTCCGCGTGCTGACGGCGGGCATCGACCACAGCCAGTACGACCGCAACCCCGTGCTGCTCTACATGCACAACCGTTGTTTCGACGGTAAGACACTGCCCATCGGCCGCATGGAGAACCTGCGCACCGAGGGGGATTCACTCATCGGCACGCCCGTCTTCGACATGGCCGACACCTTTGCAGCCGAGGTCGCCCGCAAATGGGAGGCCGGCTTCCTGCGCATGGTGAGTGCCGGGCTGGAGATAGCCGAGACATCGACCGACGCCGCGCTGATGGCCGACGGACAGACGCGCCCCACCGTGACCCGCTGCCGCCTCATGGAGGTGAGCGTGGTTGACATCGGAGCCAACGACGACGCCCTCCAGCTCACCCACAAGGGCAAGGCCGTGCAGCTCGCAGCGGGCATCGACAACGAAGTGCTGCCGCTGCTTAGTTCCTCAAAACCTCAAGACCTTACAACCTCAAAACCTCAAACCCCAAAATCCCAGAACAAAATGGAAACAAAAGACATCGCCCTGCTGCTCGGCCTCGCTGAGACCGCCGACGAGCAGGCCATCCGCACCCGCGTAGCGGAATTGCAGAACGACGGCAAGACCGTCAAGGAACTCACCGACCGCATCCAGAAAATGGAGGCCGACGCCATCGCCAAGAGCGTGGACACCGCCATCAAGGAGCACCGCATCGACCTCGCCAAAAGAGATCATTTTGTCGGCCTTGGCAAAAAGATCGGCGCGCAGGCATTGGCCGAGACCCTCGCCGCCATGACCCCCGCCGTCCGCGCCACCGACATCATCAAGCAGCAGGCCTCGGCCAACGCCACCCTTGCAGCCAAGACGTGGGACGAACTCGACCGCACAGGCAAGCTCGCCGAACTGAAGAAGGCCGACATCGAGACCTTCAAGGCCAAGTACAAGGAGAAGTTCGGCGCGGAGTACAAAGACTAAAACCAGACCCTCTCCCCAACCCTCCCCCGTAATGGGGAGGGAGCAATGGGCACCAATAGCAATCAAACACCAATCAATCAACCAAAGACCCGGCATCTCCAGCAAACCAAGTCTCCCTCCCCATTACGGGGGAGGGTCGGGGTGAGGGTCTTGTAATTATCTGAACAACTATGGCACTCAACAAGCAAATTTGGACCAACACCATCATCGAGAACTTTTTCCCGGACAATTCATTCGCCGCACATTCGGTCGATGATTCGGGTTTCGTGTCGTTCAAGACCGTCCACGTCCCCAATGCCGGCGCACCCAGTGGCGTGGAGATCAACCGCAACAGCGTTCCGGCAAGCGTCAACCAGCGCACCGACAACGACTTGACCTACGACATCGACGAACTGACCACCAACCCGATCTACATCCCGAACATCGACACCGTGGAGCTGTCGTATGACAAACGACAGAGCATCCTCTTCAACGACCGCACCCAGTTGCAGAACACCGCACAGCAGAACCTCCTGTACCGTTGGTTCGTGGCCGACAACATCGTTTCCACCACCGGCGCCGCACGCGCTGCCCACACCTCAAGCACCGCTACGGGCAACCGCAAGAAGATCACCAAGGCCGACGTCATGTCGCTGATGGTGAAGTTCAATCAGGACGACGTCCCGGCCGAGGGTCGCTACCTTCTGCTCGATGCCGTCATGTACGCCGATCTCTTGGCCGACCTCACCGGCACAGAACTGTCTGCCTTCCTGGCTTCGGCCGATGCACAGCGCGGCACTGTAGGCCGTCTGTACGGTTTCGACGTCATGCAGCGCAGCAAGGTGCTGCGTGTGAACGGCAACAACGCCCTCCTGAAGTGGGAGTCCAACGCCACCGCCGCCGAGCGTGCTTGCGGTCTGGCATGGCAGCAGCAGTGTGTGAGCCGCGCGTTGGGCGAGGTCAAGATGTTCGACAACACGAACGATCCGCAGTACTACGGCGATATTTATTCGTTCCTGATGCGCGTGGGCGGTCTCTATCGCCGCTACGACAAAAAGGGCGTCTGCGCCCTCGTCGAGGCCGCTGCTGCAAGTGAGTAAACAGACCCTCACCCCAGCCCTCCCCCTTAATGGGGAGGGGCAGGGGTTGCCGTAATTCGTAATTTGTAATTTGTAATTGAAGCCAATGCGTACCATCACCCACATCGTCATCCACTGCACCGCGTCACCCCAGCACTGGGGCGTGACCGAACTGATGCACGAGTTCAAGGCCAAGGGCTGGAAGGCTCCGGGCTACCACTACGCCATCACGCAGGACGGCATCATCCACCAGCTCCACCCGCTTGACCTCGTGGCCAACGGGGTGAAGGGGCACAACGAACATTCTATCCACGTGGCATGGGTGGGCGGCATCGACCGTCGCGGCAAGGGCATCGACAACCGCACCCTGCCCCAGCGCGAGGCACTGCACCACATCGTCGATTCGTTGCTGAGCCGCTACCCGCAGGCCAAGGTGGTAGGCCACCGCGACCTCTCGCCCGATACAAACGGCGACGGCAAGGTGACGGCCGATGAATGGGTGAAGCTCTGCCCGTGCTTCGAGGTTGGGGAGGAATTTTCCAAATAATAAATATTAAATATTACCCCGACCGTACGAAGCAATATTTAGTATTTAATATTTTACGAAGATGGACATCATCGAAATTCTCACATGGGCAATCCCCACCGGAGGCGTGGGCGCGGCCATCGGATGGCTGGCCAACCACAAGGCCAACCGCGCCAAGGCCGACAAAGAGGCACATGATGCCTACAAGGCCATGTACCACGACCTCGCTGAAGAGCTGCGCACCATGCGCACCGACAACGCCGAGCTGCGCAAGCAGATGGATGACGTGTCGGCCGAGTCAAGCCGCCTGCGCCGCACCGTGAATCGTCTGAGCCGAGCCATCGAGTCCATCCAGTCGTGCCCCTACCGCGAGCAGTGCCCGATACGCAATGAATTGACAATTGAAAATTGATAATTGAAAATTCGCGTAGCACGGCAACTCTTATTTCTTAATTCTTCATTCATAATTTGGAAACAACATGAACAAAGTAACCATCACACGACAGAACGGCAACGTGCCGAAGTCGCTTGCGGGCGAGGACCACGTGAGCGGTCTGCTCTTCTATATGCCCGAAGGGGCTGTACCGAGCGGTCTGTCCACCAACCACGTGGCAGCCATCGCCACCATCGACGAGGCCGAGGCTCTGGGCATCACGTCCGACAGCGAGGAATGGGCTATCCGCGTGGCACACTACCAGATCAGCGAAGCCCTGCGCATCAACAGCGGCATCGAGATCTATGTGGGTGCGTGGGAACGTCCATCGACCATGACGTGGGCGGAGATCACCACCATGCAGAACTTCGCCGACGGCCGCATCCGCCAGCTGGCCATCTGGGACGGCACGGCCGAGCTCACCGCCACCGCACTCGCCGCCATCCAGAGCGTGGCCGACGCCCTCGACGCCAACAACGCTGCACCCCTCATCGTGGGCATCGCGCCCAAGTGTCCCGCTACGGGCAGCCTGCTCACCAACCTTGCCGGAGCCGCACCGCGCGTCTCGGTCATCATCGCACAGGATGCCGACAACGAGCTGTTTGCCGCCACGGCCAACGCCACCGCGCACAACGCCGTCTCGTGCATCGGCCTCTGGTTGGGTCACGTCTCGCTCGCCTCGGTGCATGAGAGCATCGGCTGGGTGAAGAAGTTCCCCAGCGGCATCGGCACGCCCGCCCTCTCGAATGGCGACAAAGTGCGTGACATCAGCCGCACAACCCTGAACACCCTCGACGCCACGGGCCGCTACTGCTTCCTCGTGACCATCACGGGCATTGCAGGCAGCTACTGGAACGACTCGAAGAACATGGACGCCGCCACCTCGGACTACAACGCCATCGAGCTGGTGCGCACGATGGACAAAGCCGTGCGCGGCGTGCGCACCTACCTGACCCCAGAGCTGGGCGGCAACATCTACATCGACGCCGAGACAGGCAAGATGCAGACCTACACCGTCGAGCACCTGAAGACCACCGCGCAGAAGGCGTTGGAGGACATGGAGAAGGCTGGCGAGCTGTCGGGCTACACCGTCGAGATTGACCCCGCGCAGAACGTGCTTTCCACATCGACCGTCAACGTCGTGATCAAGAACGTGCCCGTGGGCGTTGTCCGTCAGATTGCCGTCAAGATCGGGTATGTAGCGGCAGTTTAAGACCCTACCCCGTAATTCGTAATTTGTAATTCGTAATTTGTAATTTGATACATCATGGCACTTAATGCAAACGGCGTGCCGTTCGTCAACGGCAAATTGTACGACTGGGCAGACATCGTGCTCACCATCGCGGGCGTTCCCGTCACGGGCATCACCGGCATCGAATACAAGGACGACCAGGACATCGAGCTGAAGTACGGCGCAGGCCGTCTGCCGGTGGGCGTGGCCAAGGGCCGCATCACCTGCTCGGGCAAGCTCATCCTCTACCAGGAGGAGGTCGAGGCACTCCAGCGGCAGAGCCCCACAGGCCGTCTGCAAGACCTCGCCCCGTTCGACATCATCGTCAACTACCTGCCCGACACGGGCATCGTCTCGACCGACAAGCTGCGCAACTGCATGTTCAAGAACAACGGGCGCAACTGGAAGGAGGGCGACACCGGCCAGACGGTGGAAATAGACCTCGTGATGAGCCACATCGAGTGGAACAAGTGATAAGAGGGACGACCCCCTCCCATCCTTGCCCTTCGCTAAAGCTCGTCTTCTCGCTGAAAGATTATCAATCTTTCTATTCGCTGCGAGGACCCCGAGGGGGAGGGGATTGTCCCGCCAACTCTTAAAACCCTATAAACGTATGGAAGAAATGAATAAGGCCGTCACGATCGACGGCGGCGTGACTGAAGAACAGATCGCACAGTGGAAAGCCCAGCACCGCAAGGTGACGCGCATCGACGTGGTGGATGGCGAGGAAACGCACATCGGCTACTTCAAGCGGCCGTCGATGGAAACCATGACCGCAGTGAGCAAGGTGTCGAAGACCGACGAGATGCGGTCGGCACAGGTGCTTTTCGATGGCTGCTGGCTCGGCGGGTCGCCCGTCATCAGAACGGATGCAGTGCTTTTCACCGCCGCCATGACACAGCTCAACAAGGCATTCACATCGGCCATGTCGAGCCTAAAAAACTTGTAACGTCGCACCGGCTGGAGGTCGAGGGGGACGACGATGCGGCATCGTGGCTGCTCAAGGCCAACGCCCTCATCCGCGCCAACCTGCACCGCGACCCGACAGCCGGCAGCGACGAAGACTTTGCCACCGACTATGCGGCCGCCCTCTGGCTCGAACAGTGGAGACAGAAAACCGCCGCCATAGCACTGAATCAGGCTATAGCGGCGGCTTTTGGTGAAAGGCGGGAATGACCCGTCAGGACAACCAGCTTGTCACGTAGCTGTAAGCATCAAAGGAGTCCCCCCCCTTCTTCAACTTTATACGGGACACCTTGCGAGGTCCGGACTTATCGGTCACTGATGAGCCGAAATGTTGGTCTATGGCATCGGTGTTCACATCGGGCTTCTTGACATCCACCTCTTCAATCACGACGGTTTTGCCCGTCACTGCCTCAAAGGCAGCGAGAACAAGGCCGACCACCCAATAGAGCAGTACCAGCAGCAGAACAACTGCGAAAACGAAGGCTAAAATCGTGATAAGCATGGCGTGTAAGGTTTAATTTTCTGCGACAAAGATAAATAATCCATTGAATTATGCAAGAGACAGTCAATTATCAAATCAATATGGGCGGTGATTTCTTTACGAAAATCACTGGAATGACCGCTGCGACTGGCGAGTTCAATGCAGAAGTAAAGAAGTCGCAGGGATTTGTCAACGAGCTTGTGGCCAATGCCTTCAAGATCAACACGCTGACCGACGGCATCAAGAATATCACGCAGTCGCTGACGGACTTCTCCCGCTCCGGCATCACGCTCGACAGCCAGATGCACGACCTCTCGGCCGTGGCTGGTGTGACGGGCGACACGCTGCGCCAGATTGAGGGCTACGCAAGGCAGTCGGCCAAGACCTTCGGCACCGATGCAGCCGTGGCCGTCGAGGGCTACAAGCTGCTGCTCTCGCAGCTCACTCCCGAACTGGCCAAGTGCCCGGAGGCTCTGAGCGCGATGGGCGACAGCATCCAGATCACGTCGAAACTGATGGGCGGCGACGGCGTGGCTGCGGCACAGGTTCTGACCACGGCCATGAACCAATACGGCGTGTCGATGGACGACCCCATCGCTGCCAGTCGCGAGATGTCGCGCATGATGAACGTCATGGCCGCCGCCGGACAGGCAGGTTCGGCCGAACTTCCCGCCATCAGTGCCGCCCTCTCGCAGTGCGGTATGGCAGCCAAGGCGGCCAATGTCTCGTTCGAGGAGACCAATGCCGCAATCCAGGTGCTCGACAAGGCGGGCAAGAAGGCCAGCGAGGGCGGCGTAGCCCTGCGCAACACGCTCGCCATCCTCGGCCGTGGCCGCTTCCTGCCGCCCAAGACGCAGGAGGAACTCGCAGCCGCCGGCATCAACGTCGATGTGTTGGCCGACAAGAACCTCTCTCTGCATGAACGGTTGGAGGCATTGAAGCCCATCCTGCGCGACGATGCGCTGCTCTCGCAGATGTTCGGCATGGAGAACGCCAACGCCGCCCGCGCCCTCATTCAGGGCACCGACGCGCTGCGCGACTTCACCGATGCCGTGACCGGCACCAACTCGGCCGAAGAGCAGGCCGCCATCGTGATGGACAGCTACGCCGAACGGCAGGCGCGCATCAACCAGCGCATCGAGGACTTCAAGATCTCGCTATTCCAGGCGATGGGCGACCTGACATTGTGGGTTGGTTCGCTGATGGAATTTCTCGTGCCTGTGGCTCAGCTCACTCCGCTCATCTCCGGCATCTGGAAGGGAATGCAGGCCATCAAGGCACTGCAATGGGCGACGATGCTGCACGGCATACAGCTGCGTCTGGCCGGTGTGACAGCCGCCGCGATGCTGAACTGCCAGACGATGGGGCTGCTGCCCGGACTGTGGGCGACCTTTACCACTGTGGCCTCGACGGCGTGCAGAGCCGTGGGTACGGCCATCCACAGCATCCCCATCATCGGATGGATTGCATTGGCCATCACCGGCCTCACCATCCTGTGGAACAAGTGCGCGACGTTCCGTGGCCTTGTCAAAGGGCTGTGGGAGGGTCTGAAGGGCTACTTCTTGGGTCTGTGGGAATCGGCCAAGAACATCTTCGGCTCGATTGCCGACCTCATTCAGGCGGCGTTCAACCTCGACTGGCAGGGCATCAAGTCGGCCATCAAGCGGTTCAACGGCACTTACGAGGTGTTCGGCCAGAATGTCGCATCGGGCATCGTCAAGGGCCTCGAAGCCTACCGCAACGAGACGGCCGAAAAGCCGTCGGAGGGAGCGCAGCCGGAAGACGACGGCAGCCCGTCATTCGCAAGCGGCCTCTCCCCATTGTCCGGCAGCCCGTCGTTCGACAGCCCCCTGTCCGGCAGCGGCGGCGGCATGACCAAGGCCGACCACATCCGCAACATCAACATCCGCATCGACCGCCTCGTGGAACGGCTGGAGGTGACGGCGGCCAACCTGCCCGAATCGGCCGAACGCATCCGCGACGAGGTGACCCGCGCGCTGATGGGCGCACTGAACGATGTGCAGCTGGCTATTTAAGGGCATTTAAGGGGAGTAAAAGGAAAGTAAAAAGGGAGTGAAAGGGACGTTTGCTCCAGCTCGCAACTCTTCACTCTTATTTCTTAATTCTTATTTCTAAACTCGTATGAACTTCCGATTTGTTCCGATGGTGCTGACAGGTGCGGCACAACAGCTGAAGGGTCGGCTCTACCGACTGGAGGCGGCACGAAAGACGGCCGCCCCCGACTGGACCGGAGGCGACCGCATGATGCAGGGCGGAATGCCCGTCTCGCCGCTGACCGACGTGGCCGCATGGCAGGGACGCTATGTGCTCGTGCCGCTCAACCTGCGCACATCGTCGGGTCGCGTAGTGACATTGGCCGATGCCGTGGTGCGCGTCTCGCAGGAGGCCGACATCGTCAAGACCCGCATGGCGGGCATGGACGGCACGGTGAAGGAATACGTGGGGCGCGGCGACTGGCAGCTGGAGATCATCATCGGCGTGCAGGCCATCGACGAGGATGGCGGCTATCAGATCACCGACGATTATCCCGACCAGCAGGTGGCCGACCTGCGCCGCATCCTGACCGACGGCTCGACGCTCGAAGTGCAGAGCCCGTTCCTCGAGGCATTCGGCATCGGCCGCATCGTGGTGACGCGCATCTCGGCCGACCAGGACACCGCGTCGAACTACCAGACCCTGCGCGTCGATGCCCTGAGCGACGAGGACTACAGCCTGACGGGCGCGGAATATTAGGGCAGGCCGGGGTGGTCATCGACCACGCGGATGGTGAAGTCCGGATGACTATCGACCAGACGCACGGTAAAATCGGGATGGCTCTCGACCTTACGCCACTCGCCCACACGACGGGGCGCATCGGTCCACCGCACACGCAGGTCGGCATGGCTGTCATCGACGATGCGCACGCGGAAGTCGGCATGACCATCGGCCACAATCCGGACACGTCCGCACAGGCGTATGCCACGGCAGAGTCCGTCGGGGGTGATGACAGGCGCATCGGCCGAAAGGAAAATGACATTGGCCAACACGACGACCAAGAGTGAGAACAGGAACCTTTTCATAGCATTAAACGGTGTTTAAACGATGTATAAACTCGCGGCAAAGATAGTGATATTTTCCGACAAGAGGTGGACGCTCGACGCCATCACGTCGGTCAAGGTCGTGCTCGACTCCACGCAGCTCACGCAGACCTGCTCGCTCACGCTGCCCAAGCGCGTCAAGTGGGACGGCCAGACGACCCTTCCGCTCAAGCGCGGCGACAAGGTGGAGGTGTGGCTGGGCTACGACGGCAAGCTCACCGAGGTCTTTGCCGGCTACATCCGCAACATCCAGCCGAAGAACCCCGTCCAGATCGAGTGCGAAGACGAGATGTACCGCCTGAAACTGCTGAAGGCACAGCCATTGGCCTACAAGTCGGTGACGCTCGACAAGCTGTTGGCCGACCAACAGACCGGCTGCACCGTCGAGGTGATGGGCGATCAGCGCATCGGCCAATATCGCGTCACGGCGCAGACGGTGGCGGGCGCACTCCAGGATCTGGCCGACCAAGGCATCCGCTCGTTCTTCAGGTTGGTCGATGGAAAGCCGGTACTGACCTGCGGCGTGATGTTCGACCGCACCGGGGCCACCGAACACGTGCTGCGCACCGGAGTGAACATCGTGAGCGACCGCCAGCTCCAGCAACAGTCGGCCGAGGCCATGCGCCTGCGCGTCAAGGTGGTGTCGATGCAGCCGTCGGGCAAGAGCATCACGGCCGAGGTGGGCGACGAGGACGGCGAGCTGCGCACCCTGCACTGCTACGGCAAGACCAAGGCTGAGGCCGAGGCATGGGCCACGCAGGAACTCGACCGCCTGAAGGTGGACGGACTGACCGGCAGCGTGACGACGTTCGGGCAACGGCACATCGGTCTGCTCGATACGGTGGCCATCGTCATCGACGGCAAGCGCATGGGCCGCTATCAGGTCAAAGCTAACACCATCACGTTCGGACTTTCCGGCTATCGCCAAAAAGTCGAGATATGAGAAAGACCCCACCCCGACCCTCCCGAGGGAGGGAGCAAGGGTCGCCGTGATTTGTAATTCGTAATTTGTAATTTGCATGAACAACCTTGCCACCATCATCCGACAGATAGCCCAAACGGGACAGCGGCCGACCATCATCGTCGGCCAAGTGACCGCCCGCGACGACGACGCACGCACCATCGACGTGCAGCCCAGTGACGGCAGCGCACCCCTGCTCGGCGTGGCCCTCCAGAGCTCGACAGAAGGCACGACCGGCATCGTGACCTATCCCGCCATCGGCTCAACCGTGGCAGTGGCCATGCTGACCGGCTACGACGCAGGCTTCTGCATCCTGACCGACGAGGTGGAGAGCATCGAGACGACCATCGGCGAAATGACGCTCACTGCCAATGCCGATGCAGCTGAGGTCAAGGCCGGCGGAACGAAGGCCACACTGACCATCAATGCCGACGGCTCAATAGCCATCGATGCACAGAGCATCACCATCAATGGCGGCAAGCTGGGAGGGTTGGTCAATGTGGGAGATCTGCGCACCGCGCTACGCTCCATCCGCTCCTCAATGCACTGGATGGTGACCACATTCAATTCACACACCCATACTGTCAACACTACGGGCACGGCCACAGAGCAGTCAGGCGCCACTTCCTCCCCGCTCACCAGTACCTCCATGCAGGAATTCCAGTATTGGATTGACAACTGCGAGGACACCAAGGTGAAGCACTGACATCGTAATTTGTAATTCGTAATTTGAAAATGAAAGGATTGCTTCTTGACCCAGAGACCCACGACCTGATGGTGGCCAATGGCACGCTACAGGTGGGCTCGACCGAACAGCAGAGCGTCGCCCTGCTGCTTGAGACCTCGCCGGGGGAATGGAAGGAACGGCCGATGCTGGGAGCCGACGCACGCCGGCAGCTGGGCGGCACGCCCGACCCGTTCTGGACATCGGCCACCCAGAAGATGCTGCGCGCCATCGGCCTCGACGTGAAGAGCGTCACGATGGCAGCCGACGGAGTGGTGGAAATCGAATAACAGACCCCACCCCGACCCTCCCGAGGGAGGGGGCATGAGATACCAACGTCTGTAATCTGTAATTAGTAATTTGTAATCTGCGAAAATATGCGCTCTGCCATTGTCCAAGACCGCCAGACCCTGCTCGACATCGCGATGGAACATTGCGGCGATGCGGCATCGGCCATCGAGATTGCCCAGCTGAACGGCCTCGCCCTGAGCGATGACCCGACGCCCGGCACAGAACTCCAACTGCCCGACGTGGCCAATGCCCGCGTAGTGGCCAACTTCAAGGCACTCGGCATCTCGCCTGCCACCGCCCTGAACGACGGCGACCTGCCCGGAGGACTGGGCTACCTCATCGTCGGGGAAGACTTCAGGGTGAGTTAGTCCGGCGGAGGTAATTTGTAATTAGTAATTAGTAATTGTTGAATATGTCACGCACCATTTCCGACATCCAGACTGAACTCCAGGACGAGTTCATGCACAACGCCACGTTGCAGCGGCTCTACGGCTTCACGGCCGATGACTCGTTCACCGCCAAGTTCAACACCGTCAGCATCGAGTCGCTGCTGCTCTACATCGTGGCATCGGCCATCTACACACTCGAGGTCGTATTCGACCAGCACACCGCCGAGGTCGAGGCTATCGTAGCCGAACAGAAGGCGCACACCGCGCGCTGGTACGTCAACAAGGCCAAGGCGTTCCTCTACGGCCAACCGCTCATCGATGGCACGGACGGATACGACACCACGTCGCTCACCGCCGACGAGATTGCCGCCGCCCAGATTGTGACCTTCGCCGCCGTGACCGAAGACAGCGCGACGCTGCACCTCAAGGTGGCCAAGTCCGGACCCGCACCGCTCACCGACGACGAGCTGGCCGCCTTCACCGCCTACATGGCCGAAGTTAAGGACGCGGGCGTGCGCCTCAACATCGTGTCGCAGGCGGGCGACTACCTGAAGCTGCGTCTCGAAATCATCTACGACCCGATGCTGCTCTCGGCCGACGGACTCTCGACGGCCAATGGCGCGGCTGTGGTGCGCAATGCCATCAAGGCCTACATCGAGGGGCTGCCCTACAACGGCGAGCTGCGCATCAACGCGATGGTCGATGCCATTCAGGCCGTGTCGGGCGTGGTCATGGTGCACCCCGTCTCGGCGCAGTACAGCGAGACGGGCTCGACATGGCAGTCGGTCGGCAACCGCTGCACACCGGCAAGCGGCTACTTCGACTTCTCATTGGCCGACATCGAGATAACGTATTCACCAAACTAAAGGGGCGACCCCACCCCGACCCTCCCGAGGGAGGGGGCATGAGACGCCATCGGCTGTAATTCGTAATTTGTAATTTTAGAATGAAAATTGACTTTCGCCGCCTGGCAGTCATGACGCTGCCCATCGTCCTGCGGCAACCCTCGCTTGTCGCCCTCGTGCGCGTGCTCGTCGCACCGCTGCACACCTTGCAGGGAAAGCACCGCAAGGCCGAGGCCGACCGTCTGCACCGCCTGTCGCTCAACGGGCAGGTGTGCCGACTGAAGACCGCGCTCAACGAGACCTTCGGCCTCACCGACTACGCGACCGGCTTCCAGATTGCCGACATCGACGCCTCCGGCTCTTACCTCTGGGCATACGACGAGGGCATCGAGCGATGGCAGGACCGACACCTCTTCATCCCCGACACGGCAGCCGACGCCCCCATGCTGTGGAACAGCGCGGAGATTACGGCCGACACGGTGTCGTTCTACATCATCGTCCCGCCCTCCGTCCCCTTCACCGACGCCAACGTGACACTCATCCGCGCCGTGGCCAATGCCTACCGGCTGGCGAGCCGAACGGTGGAAATAAAGGCCGCAATAGCGGCCGAGTGAAGAAATAAGAATTAAGAAATAAGAGTTGGGAGTCGCGAGCCGGAGCAAACGTCCCTTTCACTCCCCTTTTACTCCCCTTTTACTCCCCTTTTACTCCCCTTTAATAGCCCTTTAATAATCATGGACATCCAGCACTTCACAGGCAACGGGAACCAGCGTTTCCCGCTCACGACCGAGACATTGGCCACACTCCAGCAGCAGATCATGCTGCTCCAGGCATTCGGCTACATCGCAGGCTCGCGCTACATCGTGCGCCAATCGACCGCCACGACCGACGGCTGCATCTTCATCGACGGCGAAATCCTGACCCTTCAGGGCGCGCCCGACGACTTCATCAACATCGTTGTGGCCGATGAGACCCTCGCCATCGCCGGCCAGTTCAGCGGCACGGTGCGCACCCGACGCACGGCCGTTTATTCAGCCACGATGGCCAATGGCGGCTATATCGCGGCCGACTTCCAGACGCTCGCATCGGCCGACAACACCCTCGTGATGAGCAACGCCGCACTGTCGGCCGCACTCACCGAGGCACGCCGCCACGTAGTGCCCACCGGCACCATCGTGATGTGGAGTGGAGCTGTGGCCGACATCCCCGACGGCTGGGCATTGTGCGACGGCACGGGCGGCACTCCCGACCTGCGCGGCCGCTTCATCGTCGGAGCAGCCCATGATGACGGCGACGGAGGCAGCGGCTATGCCGTGGGCGCGACGGGCGGCGAACCCAGCGTCACGCTCAAAGTGTCACAGATACCGGAGCACACGCACATATATGCCGGTGACGACGAACTTACACGCGTGGCCGAGGCCGAAATCGCCGAGGCAGAAGTCGGCGAAATCAACGTAGCATCGATTGCCTCGCTGCCGCACACCTCTTATTGGGTGGACAAGTTCAACACCACGCCAACAGGTGGCAGCCAGCCGCATGAGAACCGTCCGCCATACTTCGCATTGGCCTACATCATGAAGACAATATAAGACAGACCCCCTCCCGACCTCCCCGAGGGGAGGGGACTACGCCGTAATTTGTAATTCGTAATTTGTAATTAGTGAAACTATGAGCATCCAGACAAAAGAGGTCCTGAAGACCTATTTCGAGACGGGCGACTACCCGACCGAGGCGCAGTTCGCCGCACTGATCGACAGCCTGTTCCACAAGACGGACGACACCCTGCCGCTCGCCCGCGTGGAGGGACTTGCCGCACAGCTTGCCACCCTGCGCAACGCCGACGCCGCCATCCGCGCTACCCTGACCGCCAGCTACGTGACCCGCGCACAGGTGCTGGCACTGCTGCAACAGACAAACTCGCCCGTGGCCTTCGTCGAGCAGCTGCCCACCGCATCGGCCGCCACCATGAACCGCCTCTACATCGTGCCCACGGCCAACGGCTTTACGGCCAATGTGACCGGCAAGACCAAGCTGCCCCACGCGGCGGGCGACGACGAGGGCGACATCCTCGGCACGTGGGACGACTTCACGGAGAGTGAGGTCGAGATCGGTATGTTCTATCTGGACGATGACCTCAATCCGGGCTGCGTGATGCGGTGCACCGCCATCGAGAACGGCGTACCGCAATGGACGGTGAGCGAAGAGCTGGCCGTGGGCGACTACGTCTGGACGCGCGACGGCAAATGCTACGAGCTCGTCGTCGGCCGCACATGGGATGAGGTCACCGACCCCTACACCTACACGTGGACAGCGAGCCACACACCGGCACAGACGGCCGCCATCGACTGGGCTGTGCGGAAGCGCGCCGACGAGCTTCAGGAGCAGGCCAACAGCCTGTGGGCGGTCGCGACCACGACATCGGGTCAGAACTACATTGCCGACGAGGTCGCATTGACCGCCATGACCGTCACCGTGACGACCAGGTTCAACGGCACGCTCACCGACTGCGACAGCACCCCGTCGGGCTGGACACGCACCGCCACCGGCACTTACCAGCGCAGCCTTACGACGGCCGCAGGCGGCACGGTCGCCTCAGCGTCGTTCACCTACACCATCAGCGGCGGCACCTACGACGGCCTGACCGTCACCAAGTCGTCGTCGGCCAAGAGCATCACCGTGACCTTCCCGTGCTTCTACGGCTTTGCGGCATCGGCCAATGCCGCCGACATCGACACCGTCATCCCGACGCTCACACGCCGCACCAGCGCACTGACGCAGACGGCCGCGCTGAACAACCAGCTCGCCACGGCCGGCTACTTCTGGATTGTGACGCGTGGCAGCGCGACGGCCACACAGCTGGGCAGCAGCATCCTGCGCGCAGCGGTGACGGGCGTGTCGTTCAACTCGACCCAGAACTCCGGCATCACGCTGTCGGGCTACAAGGTTTATATTTCGACCAACAGCGCGGCCGCCGGCGGCAAGTTCGACAATGTGGCATTGAACATCTCAATTTAATTGATAATTGACAATTGACAACTATGGCAACACCCAAGAATAACAGCACAACCAAAGTGACGCAGACGGGCATGGGTCTGTCGCTCAAGTCGGCCAACCCCGAAGCCTTCCCCTTGGTCTATCAGGACGAGGCATGGGACGTCATCGACGAAAACACCGATGCCGCCACCCTGCTCGGCGCGCCCGGACAGTACACCCAGCACGACATCAACGGCGAGACCGTAGCACGCTACGGCAAGGTCTTCGCCTCCCTCGCCGACATGGTGGCCGTCACCCCGCCCGACGGCTACATCTGCTATTGCGCCGCCACGGGACTGCACTACAGCTACCTCTCCACGCGCACCGCAATCACTACGCTGGGCAAGTGGCGCGACCTCGACGGCGCCGTGACCTACCGCGAGTATGAGTGGGCCATCCTCGGCCTGACCAACCCCAACATGCGCAACCAGATCCAGCAGACGACCGAACGCCTCTACATCGTGCGCGACTGCCCGTCGGAGCCGTTCACCATCACCAACACCGGCTCGGCGGCGGTCGAGTGGAAAATCTGGGGTGGTTCGGCCGTATCGACCGCCCTCCAGTGGGAGTACAGTACCGACGGAGGCGAGACGTGGACTGACCTCGGACCCATCACCACACCCGACGGCGGCGGCATCCTCTACGCCGGGGCATCGGTACAGATCCGCGCCAAGGACTACGTGCCCGCATGGTATATCACCTCGACCAACCGCTACCAGTTCAAGTTCGGCACGGGTGCCAACATCAAGGTGTCGGGCAACATCATGTCGCTGCTCTACCGCGACTACGTGGGCAAGTTCTACATCGAGGAGGACTACGCGCTGGCCTTCCTGTTCTACCAGCAAACGGGCGTCAAGGATGCCACACAGCTCGTGCTGCCCGCCACCGTGCTGAGCGAGGGCTGCTACCGCTCGATGTTCTCCGGTTGCACGGGTATCACCTCATCGCCTGTGCTGCCTGCGCTCCAGCTGCCTGCATACGCCTACATGGAGATGTTCCAAGGCTGCACGGCGCTCTCCAACCTCGGCACGGTGGCCGCAATGGAGGCCACAGGCGACGACTGCATGAACGGCATGTTCTCCGGCTGCACGGCACTCACCTCGGCCACCCTCTACGTGACCCGCGCCACGGGCGAGTCGGCAATGGAAGCGATGTTCAGTGCCTGCGACGCGCTGGAGTCGGCCGCGATGGCCTATTTGACCGACGCGAGCGGACCGTTGGCCTTGAACTCGATGTTCCTCTTCTGCGACGCGCTGGAGGCCATCACCGTGGGCTGGACGACGTGGCCGACCACGGGCGACAACAACACCCTGCCGACCATCAACTGGGTAGACAGTGTGGCCGCCGAAGGAACCTTTACGGCAGGCGCGCAGTTCTCGACCTTCGACGCCAGCCATGTGCCCACGGGATGGACGGCAACTCTTATTTCTTAATTCTTAATTCATAACTCACTGTATATGGCTACTTTCACCAAGGACGGCCTCACCCTCATCGACGAGGGCACCGTCATGCCCGGCACCGAGGGCACGTTCCCCATCGCCGCCGCCGCCGACCTGTTGCTGCACGAGAACTATCTGCCCTACGTGGAGGACGACGGCCAAGGCACCGACGGCGAAGAGACCCGCGACGGCCAGCGCGTCTGGGTTCACTACGCGGTCAACCCGACCGAGGATGCCGACGAAGCCGCCGACACCGAAGAGAGCGACGAGGTGCTCAGCACGTCGCCCGACACCATCAACATCATATTCAACGAATAAACACCCGCAAGCCCCATGATCTACAAGGATGGAACCGTCATCAGCCGCATCGTGCGCCGCGACCTGTGCATCATGCGCATCTACGAACGCGGCCGCGAAACCTACCACTTCACCCCCGAAGAACAGCCCGCCACGCAGATGAAGGGGCTGAAGGTCACGGCGGTGGAGGATGGGACCGTGTTCGGTATATTCATCAACCCGGAGTGGCCATTGCAGTATTCGCGCGGCTGGGGGTGGCACGATTGTGCACCTGACTCGCAGACAAGAGGCACATTGCTTCTGCGACACATGGGGGATTCTGTGTGGCTTCGACCGAAGAAGAAGTTTGGCTGGCCTTCGTGGTCGCCGAGCTTCTCCCCCTATGGTTCGGGGCGTTATACAATCAACGACGGGCTGGCTGATTTGCTCAATCCAGATAATTATTGCTATCCGGCAAGGAAGGACCTCATTCCAGGCAGCGGGTCCATCTGTACTTATTTGACTGGGCATGTGGAGCTGCGCGGCAATTTTAGTGCATGGAACGCCTCTGCATCGGTGAGTCTTCCTCTATTGCGGTCTTGTGTGTCGATTACATCTGTCAATATTCCTGAAGACGCCGGCACTTGGAATTTCCGTGATTGCTCATCTTTAGCATCGGTCATTGCCCCCAAGGCCATCACGATGCCCTATCTGGCCGGCACCGCCATTGTCGAGGCTTACTTCCCATCGGCCACAACGGCCAACTACGCGCAGGACGTCACGACCCTTGAGCGTCTCATCCTGCCCAAGCTGGCCACGCACCCCACGGCGAGTTACTTTTCTGGCTGCACTGCGCTCAGCTATGTGCGGGTGGGCTTCACTTCGTGGCGCACGCCATCGGGCAACGGCTGGTTGTATAACGTGGCGGCCAACGGCACTTTCATCAAGCACGCCGCGCTGCCTGTGCAATATGGCAGCGGCTACATCCCCACGGGCTGGACGGTGCTGGTCGATACGCCCGCCATCACGGCCACAGGCGACGACTACGACTCGGCGCGCAGCGTCACCCTCACGACCCAGCTGCCCGAGGCCGACATCTACTTCACCACCGACGGCACTGAACCGTCGGCCACCAACGGCACGCGCTACACGTCGCCGCTCTACATCACGGCAACCACGACCATACGCGCCGTCGCCATCGACCAGTACGGTCCGTCGGACATCCTGACCCAGACCGTCGAGGTGCGCCACGCCCTCACCCTCGTTGCCGCCACAGCCGGCAGCACGGTGGAACTGACCGCCACGGGCACAGCGATAACCACACAGCCCGCACTGGAGTACAGCACCGACGGCACGACGTGGCAGACATTGGCCGTCAACACCCCGCTCACCCTCGCCGCTGCGGGCGACCGCCTGCACCTGCGCGCCACAGCATCGGGCAACGTCTTCTGGCGCGGACTCAACACCGATCGTGCCTATTTCACCATGACCGGCAGCATCAGGGCACGAGGCAGCGTCATGTCTCTGCTCGACCCTACGTGGTATCAGGACGGTGCACCCGCCATTACGACCGCCGAGGCACTGCACGGCCTGTTTGAGGGTTGCACGTCGCTCATCGGCCACGCTCCCGAACTGCCCGCACTGACAGGCGCGCAACGCTGCTACGCTGTGATGTTCAAGGGCTGCACGGGCTTGACGTGGGCAGACATCGGCCTGACCTCGCTCTCGGCCTTCGGGGAGTTGTCGGGCATGTTCAACGGCTGCACCTCACTGTGCTACGTCCGTGTGAAGTTCTCCGCTTGGGACGATGCCGACTACGCGACCGACGGCTGGATGGACGGCGTTGCGGCCAAGGGCACATTCCGCGCACCTTCGGCACTGCCCTGGGTCAACGACGCATCGCACATCCCGACGGGCTGGGGCTCAATGCTCGTCGCCAACCTCATCGATGCCGCCGATGAATTGTCCGAAGGCTCATTCGAGGCCGATTAAACACCATTTAACAACATCTTGAACAATATGAAACACCTCCTTCCACTCCTCACCATCGCAGCCGCCGCCATCATCGCATCGTGCGGCCACGACCCCATCATCGACGGCACAGAGCCGTCGCCCGACACGGCCGACACGGCATCGGCCACAGACCCTGCGGCATTGCCCGACACGCTCGGCATCCGCTTCGTCCAGCCGCCGACATTCCCTGTCCCCATCGTCACCGTGGCCGACACCACCTTCGAAGCCAATTAGTAACCACCAAACAACACCACCTGCATCATGATCAAAGGAAGCCACAACACAATGAGCTACCTGCCCGTCCGGCAATGGTGGCTGCGCCCGTTCCGCGCCTGGGGACGGTGCCAACGACTCAATCTGCGCGACCAATGGAAGGCCGGAGTGCGTCACTTCGACCTCCGCATCAAGTTCGACGACGACGGCACGGCACGGTTCGGCCACGGCCTGCTCACCTACCGCTGCACAACCACGCCCGAAGTGGTCATTTTCGGCATCGCCAACAAGGCCGTCGTCACCAAGCAGAAGGTGGCCATCCGCATCTGGCTCGAACAGAAGCCCACCGAAGCTCGCCGCGCACAGTTCGCCGCATGGCTTGCCCAGCACGGCATCGTCGCCCGTCTGAACGCTGCCGGCGTAGCCTACCGCATCGGCCACAAGCACACCGCAGCCGACATCTATCCCGACCTCATCGGCCGCGTAGTCGAGGTCTGCAAGCAGTACGACCACCGCTGGCACTTTCTGTTGCCGCCCTGCTGCTGGCAATGGGAGCAAAGCCGCATCCTTCAGGCTGTCACCGCCACGGGCTATACGGGCATCATCAGCCAAGACTTCGTCTGACAACCGCCACCACGCCCAACCTTCAAACGGCATTTGAATGACCTTCAAATGGTCTTCAAACGACCTCGCTTCCCCACGCCTGGCACAACGCAAAAAAAACGGCACCTGAACGCTTGCTCAGATGCCGTTTTCGTTTTGGGGTGTGGGTGCAAATTTTGCGACGTTTCGTTTTGTAATTTTGCGACGTTTCGTTTTGGCGATTATACGATATTACCTTGGGTGACACTGCCACCATCTTCGTTAAAGAAAGGTGAAAAGAATAAGGGTCGGTATATGACCGTTCATGAAGCCTCTAAACTCCAGGATATGCAGGAATTGAAGTTTGAAAGCAAACAATATTCTTTGCCGATAGGTAGGTGTTACGAAGCTTTAGGTAATGCCGTTAATGTAAAAGTAGTTCAACTCATTGCAAATAATTTGATAAACAGATGAATACGATAGAATCCGTTAATATATCTATTGGTTCAAATCTATACGGTCGATTTGAGAACTTTGCAAACACAGCCTCCAATGTGCTTGCAGAGTTTGTCGATAATGCCTTACAATCGTATAGAGACAATAAAGAAAAACTCCATGCGGAGAATCCCGACTATCATTTCTCTGTTCATATTGAGTTCATACGAGAAGAATTTACGGGCAATCTTCTGGAAATAAGGGTGATAGATAACGCCGCCGGCATATCGAGCGAAAAATATATCTATGCTTTTGAACCAGCCAGAAAACCGTCGGATGATAAAGGCCTGAATGAATTCGGTATGGGATTGAAGACAGCTGCATGTTGGTTGGGAGACTATTGGACGGTAACGACAAAAGCCCTTGGAGAGGACGAAGAACGTGTATTTAGGTTTGACCTTAATCAGGTAACCGCTAATGACTTGCGCTCTTTGCCTGTTCAAAATATACCCTGTGAAAAGACAAAACATTATACAATCATTAGCATAAAGCAATTTACGAAAAATGCGCCGACTAACAATAACGGCATAATCAAGATAAAGAAAGACTTGGCAAGCATCTATAGATTGTCACTCAAAAGGGATGAAATGCGTCTTGTGGTGGATGAGGAATTGTTGGAATACAAAGAGCCAGAAATCCTTAAGGCTCCATACTATAAGACGCCAGATGGTCCTGTTTTAGAGTGGAGAAAGGATATTGTTTTTGAGTTTGACCGATACAAGGCACATGGATTCATTGGGATATTGAAGGAAATGAGCAGCACAAATAACGGATTCGTTTTATTGCGTCGAGGTCGTGTAGTCGTTGGTGCAGAAGATGGTCAAAGATATTTCCCGAAAAGTCTTTGTGGAAATGTCGGCTCCCCTCGTTACAAAAGAATGTTTGGCGAATTGGAATTAGAGGGATTCAATGTGTCATTTAACAAGAATGACATTCTTGACAAAGAAAATTTAGATGCGCTCATGGAGGCTTTACAATCAAAGATTCATACTAAAGATTTTGATTTGTATGCCCAAGCAGAAGGCTATCGTTTGGACGAACACCAAAAGTTGGCCAAGAGATTGATTAAGTCCCATGATACTTCTGCCAAGCAAAATCGTGTTCCAATAGAGATAACGACATCAAAAGGACAGAATGGGCTTCCTACCAGTTTGTTCTCTGAAGCAGAAATGGTTCCAGAAAGGAAAGTCGAAGAAGAACTGTCACTATCATACGGAGTGACAAAAGATGATTATACTATAGATGGAATCAACTACACATTGGAAGTTTCCTTGGATCATTCCAACAATACAGACTTGGTGTGGTTGGATATGAAGAAAGAAAATAATCATATTATTATTTGTAGGATTAACCTTAATCATATATTGTTTAAGAGATTAGGACAACCGAATGATACTGTTATAGCGATTCTTAAGACTATTGCAATAGCCAAATACACAGCAAAAAAAGGTGAGAATAGTGCTATTGAAATGATGAATTACTTTAACGATTACATTAGAAAAACAAAAGTATGAATGAAAATCTTACCATCATAACTACAAATAGCACGGCTTATTCAGAAATTCAGCACGGACATGTACTGAATTCAAACGTCGTATATGGTCCTATGTTTGAATCTTTTGTCGAGGAACTCGAAAAGAAAGGAATAGCATCCAATGACATTGTTAATTTCCGAGAGGAGACACAAGATATCCTGATGCATTGTAATCCACATGATGCAATCAATAATGATGAAACTACGCATCTTGTGGTGGGTTATGTGCAGAGTGGCAAAACAATGTCGTTTACAGGACTGACGGCTTTGGCGCATGACAATGGTTATCGTGTAGTTGTATATCTTGCAGGCACAAAGTTGAATCTATGTAAGCAGACTTCTGAAAGACTCGAAAAAGATTTGAATAATTCATCTTCTCCTAAGAATAGAAATGCTTATAAAGTTCATAAAGACCCTAATTATGATAATTTAGGTGAGATTGTTGGACATTTGGGGCTGTCTTCGAAACCGACAATATTGATTCCAATCCTGAAACATCATGATCATATTAAGCAGTTGACCAAAATCTTCAAGGATGAAGAATTCAAGGATGCAATGTCGAATGAGACGGTACTTATCATTGATGATGAGGCAGATCAGGCATCTTTGAATAGCTATGGCCTTTCAAATAGCAAAAAAGACGAAGAAAGGACTTCATCAACGTATGATGCCATCTTGAAGATGAGAGCGGCCTTGCCAGGAAATACTTACATTCAATATACTGCTACACCACAAGCAAACATACTTATCAGTATGCAGGATATTCTTTCTCCCAAGAGCCATACACTATTGACTCCAGGCAAGGGATATATTGGTGGAAAACTATACTTCGGGAAAGGTGAAAATGGAGATTTGTTTGGTGGTGGTTTAATCAAACAGATACCCAATGATCAAGTGTTTCATAACAAGAGAAACAAACTCCAAAAAGCCCCAAAGTCACTGAAGGATGCCTTAATGCTTCATATTCTTGCGGTTGCTATTGTGGTCAAGTATAATGCAAAGGATGGAATTGACTATTTGACTATGATGGTTCACCCAGACGTGAGCAAGGCAAACAATAAAATGTTTCATAAATGGATAGTATCTGATTTGGACTTGTGGCGTAAGATATTACAAAAGCCAGATACTCAAGATGATAAAGTCGATTTGTTGAAACAATTCGAAGAATTGTTGCCAACTGCGCTAAAGTATTATAAAGCAGATGAGCGACCTTCTTTTGATGTTCTAAAGCAATATCTGCCAGATATACTGAACGATAAAAAAGTCTATCTTATCAATTCAGATGCGGATGCTGATAAAGAAATCGACTGGGATAAATATTGTATGCATATTTTGGTAGGTGCAGAAATGCTGAACCGAGGTTTTACTGTAGAGAAACTTGCTACTACCTATATGCCTCGATATTCTGTCGGTCCAACTAATGCCGATACTATCCAGCAACGATGCCGTTTTTTTGGATATAAGTCCGATTATATCGAAAGTTGTAGTGTATTTTTGCCGGAGCGTTCAATTGAAGAATATGTAAGTTATGTAGATCACGAAGAAGAACTTCGGAAGAAGTTGTCAGAATGCGATACTTTAGAGAAAGTTGAACATCAAATCATGTTAGATGATAGATTGCGTCCTACGCGAGCGAATATCCTTCCTGTTTCAGTTGTCAAGACAAAATTGAAGGGTATTAGTCAAATGCAGGCATTTGAGAGCAAGGAAACCATTTTGCACAATGATGTGGTCGTGTCAAAATTTCTCTCTAATCATACATTTGATAAGGAGTACCTATATAACACCGAAGATCGTACTCATAGAGGAGTGAAACTAAGTGTAGAAGAAGCGATTGATTTTTTAACGGACTTCCGTTTCAAAAACTATCCAGATGTTTCTCGCAAGGCAGCAACGATAAGATATATGCGGTATCTTTCTGGATTGAAAGAAAATCCATTGACACATGTCTATCTTATTCAAATGGCCTATAAGTCCTTCCCTCGTGAACGTAATTTCGATTTTGAGAACAAACAACTTGAAAAAAATACTCGTTTGTTCGCCGGTCCATCGTCTGCATCGGATTCTACTGATTACCCTGGTGATACTAAAATCGTAGAGCCGGATTTAATAACGATACAATTGCATCACATAAAATTCAAAGGTGGTATCTCTTTGGATTTCCCCGAAACGGCTTATACATTGGCAATTTATTATCCCTCGAAACTATCAACCATCTATCGGACGAATGAAGGTCGTGAACAGGATGATGATGGCATCAAGGATGCTGTAAATGAATTATATGATGACAATGATTGAGAATACGATTAAAGAACAGTTTAGAAAACTGGAGAAACGAAAATCTGGCGATGATACATTCAAGGTCATCACTTTGCCAGACTTGCAACATAAATTGGGAAAGTCAGACGAAGGTTTTCCTAAGTTCTTTATTTGTTTGAGTGATTCGGCATCGTATGTTAAGAATATCGTCCGAGAATTCCTATCTGTTGAGTATAATCAGCGCTGTCAGGTTGAATCCGAAGGAAAAATGATTGAGAACAACTATGCGATAGTTACGCTCCAATCATTGGAGTGGTCGTTGCAATCTACGTTTATAGACATTGTTATGTTGATGTTGAACAAGATTCAACCTATACCATCTCGCAAGGAACTTGCCGTTGAAGTGGAGAATTTGATTACGATTTTCTCTGCTTTGGTCAACCCTCCTGTCAAGAAGATGCAGGGACTTTGGGGTGAACTTTTAATCATAGAACGTAGCAAATATCCTGAGATTCTTATCAATGCATGGCACAATTCCCCAAAAGCCAAATTTGATTTTACGTTAGGATGTGATAAAATCGAAGTTAAAACTACGTCGGGAGAAAACCGAACACATAAATTCTCGCTTGATCAATTGAATCCAGCTCCTAGTTCTCGGCTTTTAATCGCTTCTATGACCGTAAGAGAGTCAGGAGCTGGTAATGGCGGAAAATCTGTAAGAAACCTCTTTGATAGTATTTATGCCAAGGTTTCGGGGTGTAAAGAACGTCTGCATCTCTATGAAGTAATGGCCGAAACAATTGGTAGTGATATAGCTAAGCTTGATTCGGTTTTCTTCGATTATTCTGAAGCTGTAGATTCTCTTGATTATTTCAGAGCTAAAGATATTCCTCGTATTGACAAGAAAGATGTGCCCGCTGGTGTTACAGATGTGAAATTTGCAAGTAATTTGGCAGATGTCCCTTCTGTGCTATCTCTTGATTGTATTCAGGATTACAAAAGTAGTCCTCTTTTCAAAAGTTTGATGTAATATGTCGTTATCTCAAAAAGACCATAAGCAACGGCTGGAAGAAGCCCTTCAAGGAAATGTAACCTACAAATCTTTGCAGGGAGTTATCCCTTGCCGTATCATCATCGATGGGAACTATTACAATATTTATGTCAAGAATTTGTCACCTGCCTATTTCCCAAACAAAGATGTATGGAGAGCCCAACTCCCTTCTTTGGATGTGTTTGCAGAGATGAAAGATTCTACAATTCCTTTCATATTCTTGGGATATGATGAGGAGAATGACGTTTATGCCACTTGGAATCCGCATAAGGTGAAACAGCGTCTGAATGAGGCTTTGTATGTTTCGTTCTATTCGCGCCTATCAAAGCAGATTGCAGCTCGTGAGGAGGATAGGTTTGTGAGAGAAAAACTACAAAATGATGGTGAGGTATTGATTTTTCCTCGCCTAAAGTTGAGTACCTACCTCTTAAATTCTGAGTTGTTTTTCCCTGACAAGAGTGATTATGTTGCAATGGGTTCAAAACGTAGGGTAGATGCCAACGACGCATATCGCGAATTGAATAACAATAAGAATATATCTTTGTTTGCCAAGTATCTTGTAGAAAAGGATTGCGACAAGGTGAATTCTTATTGCCATTGGCTAAAGTATTTGATAAACCAAAACTTGTTCTCTTTGCATCGTAAGGACTTCCTTGCTTGCGATACCATTTATCAGTACGATGCTGCTATTGATAGGTTTCTAAAGAATGAAGATATCCAAACTTTGGAGATAGATTCAGAGCAGCAATTGCGCAATATTTTGAGGCGATATGTTGAGTTTCTTAAAACCATATTTGAGAGCAAAGAGGATGTTGTTCCAGATGAGGACGATGTTCAAGAAACGCCACATGAGAAAAGTTCTTCCTCCGAAGAGTCAATAGATTACGATTCTCCTTACTATAAAAATGGAAAAATCACAAAGGTGACTAATCCTGAAATACTGCATCAAATTGAGCCTCATTTGAATACTACATATCAAGAACTATTGCCTGCCTTAAATTTGCTCAATAGATATTATAGTGCCAAATTTGAGCTGAAGATGGAGTTTAAGGACTGGGTAAAACTGATTCATGAGATAGATTGGAATACATGTTATGACTCTAAGCCAGTTATCAAGGAGGACAAGGTAACAAAAAGGAAAGTAACACATATATTACGTGTCACATTCGGAGATGGCCGCGTGTTGCAACATCTGAACAGTGCGCGTGTTTTTGCGAAAGTCATTGAGGAATGTTATCCCGACCTTATTACGGAAATGGGGTTGACGGCTGCAGGTGTAAATATTGTAAGCACGGAATTGTCTGAAAAATATTCAACCGATCAAATGCCGATTTGTGATGGTAAATACTATGTTATGACGAATCTGTCAACTTCGGATAAGTGCGAAATATTGAAGAAAATTGCAGAAGAATTGGGCCTCGATTATAAGGCAGAATTAGTTTCAAAAGAACAGTTCGAAGAATCAGGTACTTTCGTTTGTGATTTGCCTTCTGCAAGTAGAAAACGCATAAAGGTAACGTTTCCAGATGGTAGAATCGTGCAGAACACGCAGGTGATGCAGACCCTTGTCGATGTAGTAGAATATGCTACACCAGAGCGAGTCTTGACTCTAGATTTGAGAATTGGAGGAAAGAACATCATTACTAATAATGAAGCGGAAGTTAAAGGTCAAAACAAATATAAATCTGTGGGTGGAGGATACTATGTGAATACGGGTTCTTCTACGAATGATAAGTTCTCGCAGATTAATGAGTTAAACATGAAACTGAACTTAAATTTGCAAGTGGAATTGGTATAACATCAACCATTAGCTATTTTTATAACTATTGAAGTATCCTATCGTTGGGTGCTTCATTTTTTATCGTAGGGTTTACATAGGGCTTACGATGTGCCCTGATTCACCCCTCTACCTTTGCACCCGTCAGAAGGACCAAACCTTTGGCGGGTGCCTTTGGTTTTTATCCCCTTCTGCAATAAACAATATGAACGCAACAATTATGCGAGTGATCCAGCAGGGCGAGACCTATCAGGTGGATTCACAAAAGGCAGAGGGCGCCAAGCTCTCGAAGTGTAACATCGTCCTTAAGGAGTTGGGCGGTAAGTACGAGAACCAATATGTGGCAATGATGCTGGGCAATTTGGCCATGTGCCGTTATGCCGCAGGCGACATCGTAGCGGTGCGCCTTC